CGTAAATATTACCATGTGTGAACTTGAGGTTTACATCTTTGTAAAGCACTCGCTTACCGAATTGAATTGCAAGATTTGTTACTGTAATCATCTTAATTCTATAAGTCTCTTATTTTCAACTATTTATAAATTCTTATTTTCTTTTACTTGCATATTGCTGACAAAATGCCTTATTTTCGTGGTATATACAACGCGGCTGTTATTCCTTCGTAGCCAGGTGTTGTATTTGTAACATACACAAACTTACTTGCCGATTCAGTTGTTGTGGCATTCATATAGACGTATCCTGCGCTTGAAATACCATCTCCGAAATATCTCTCGCTCATAAAGTTTGTCATCATCTGCAATGCTTGCGTAGCGTTTCCGTGCATAGTCATAGACACAAAGGCACTCTCCAGTTTGTCGTTCTTGAATGTATATGCTACGACATCGATATCCTCATTCATTGCCGGGTAGTAGATGAGCGTTGTTCTATCACTCTTCTTGGTGTCGAGGCTTCTCTTCTCATACCTCATTACATCTTCAGGAGTCGCGTTTAGCTTGCACAATGGCTCTCTGAAGTAATTATACAAACCTCGTACCGTAACGTCGCATTGACTCTTGGATCCTCCAGACATCGCATAGATGGCTGTCTCTCCAACATGGTTAGCCGTAACCTCTCCGTCATTCACAGATGCGACGAAATCGTCATCTGACGACCAGGAAGCCTTACCTGTATGGGTTATGGTATACTTGTCACCCTTCTGCATTGTGATGGCTCTCTCGTTCATTGAGAATGGTTCGTCATCGTTACTGCTGCTGCAAGAGAAAAATGATACTCCTGCCAAAGCAAATACTGCTGCTAATAATACCTTCTTCATAATCCTTATATATAATAATGTTATACTTCGATTCCGTTGTCTGCGAGAATCTTCCTGAGAAGACGAATCTCGCTTTCCTTCGCCTTGATAATCTCGTCCTTGGCGTTGATGATCTGGATAAGCTGGGCATTCTTGTCCTTGAGTGACTCTTCTTCTCGCTCTTTAACTCGGTCTGTACGAGTTTCGATGTTCTGGTTGTTATGATGACCAAACATGCTCGCTATTACGGAAGTTGGAGAGTTCGGACAGTCGTTTACATATTGTGCTGCTTGATCTATTTTCTCATTTATCAAGTCATCATTAATATGTAAATGCGGACATGTTCCAGATATTCTGTTTAGCTCCCTCGTCTTCTCCTCTAACTTTTCAGGCAAGTACATCGGACCAATACCCGTTTCAAACCATTGGTCGTTGACTAGCAATGAATGTTTCATCTTACTTATGTCAACCTTGGTGATAGCAACTTCGCCATTGAGTTTTCTGCCGATATTACTTATATCGGTCACCTTCATGAACTGCTGCTTGTTAAGCTGCTCGCACCTCATTACTTCTTTTAGCCTTTCTTGTAGTTCTGCTACACGATTTTCTGTTATTGCCATACATTTATAGTTTTAAATATGTAACTAAAATCGACGAAAGTGCTAATATAGGTTAAAGGTGCAAGAATATCGTGTAAATTGTTTGGTGGTTACACGAAATTCATGTACCTTTGCACTCGTGATTCAGTCAAGCATCAAAGCAATACTGACACAAACGGAGGTGGAAGCGACCGAAAGTGCCGTATCTTACATTAGAACTGCAAATATACGACTTTTCCGCGAAACCTCCAAATTTAAATAGTTAATATTAAATAAAGCAAGATGAAAAAGTTGACAAAGGCAGACATTTTAGGCATAAAGCCTGGAAAAATCGAGGTATTTGTACTCGATAACGCCAAAGCTATCATGTCGGCTCGACAGTATGCTTGGCTGCTAGGTAAGACTGAACCGCCTGAAGGTGTGGCGAGATACAAGACGAAGGCTAACTTCGAAAACAAGACGCTGGTCATCGAGGCGGTTCCGGTTGAGTAGTAACATTGATATAGGAGGTGGAAGAAATGAAAACGAACCAACTTATGACTCGAAAGATTGGCGATTACGAAGTCTTTCAGAGGACAAAGGACGGGATGTTTAACGCTACTGTTCTTTTGCAAGCGTGGAACAATGCGACGGGAGAAAAGAAGGAGGTCAAGAAATTCTTCGAGAATGAAAATACGAAAGAGTTCCTGGATGCTCTCGTAAAAGAGGAAAATTTAGATGGGCAAAATTCTGCCTATGTAAAATCCAAGGCAAGACTTGATAGAGGCGGAGGAACTTGGATGCACCCGATACTATTCATGAAATTTGCGATGTGGTTGAATCCTCGTTTTGAGGTTCAAGTTATCAAGTTTGTATACGACCAGATGCTTAGGTATCGCGATGAAGTAGGCGAGGACTACAAGAAACTCGCAGCTGCATTGGCTAAGATAACTCCCAAGAACGAGATGAGAGAGTTGATGGAGCATATTGGAAAAGGTATTAATTGCATCGTTTATGGCAAACATGAAAAGATGCTTCGTAACAAACTCGCAACTGAGGAACAGCAGAAAGAGTATTTAAAACTTCAATCTTATCTTATAATGTCTATTGAAAATGGCATTTTTAAGAATGGTTGGGATGTTTATCGTCATCTACTGAAGATGTATGATAATAAGTATAAACCTTTTTAAATATTAAGGATATGAAAGCAAAGAATAAAAAAGAAAAGAATGAATTTCGTGAGGCTATCAATAAGCACCTTAAAAATAGTGGGGAGAGCGTTGTAGCGAATAAACCATTGGTAGATTCTATTGTTGAAATGAAAAACAACTTTAGATTCAAAGTCCTCGAAACTTGTGACGGCGGTGAAATTGTTACAGGTGTTATTCATTCTACTAATGAAGAAGGAGAGGTTTGTCCTTGTGTTCTAGGTGTCATAGTAAACGAATTGACATCTGATAGAGGCGAAGATGGTAAAACGATATCAATAGAATACCTTTCGGAGTCACAGGTTTTAGATTTGATTCAAAACCTAACAGCAGCATATCGCAATTTGCGAAGCATAAATATGAGGCTTCACGACTTAAGTGTATGTAACCCTGATGGGTCTTATGATGATTAAGCCTATGCCAGGCAATAGTCGAAGCAAGGTCGGTATCGACGTGGTGGAGAAAATCATCTCGTTGAAGGAAGTAGACCAGGAATTCCTGACCAATAAGACAATCCTGGCATACCTTGGAGGAGTCAGCAAAGAGTACATCAAGGATCTGAGGGAAGCGGGCATCCTGCCTTACTATAAGGTGCGCAATACTGTATTCTATAAGGTGTCTGATGTCCGCAAGATGATAGAGAAGAATAAGGTTGTTAGTTAATAATAGTAAGTTTTAGTTATTATGTTTAATGACTTTGCCCGTGAGGGTGATAGGTTAGTTTTATGTTGATAGACTCATAGCGATGAGTGATGGGGCGGATTTTACCCATATCGTTTACGCCCCATTTTGGCTGAGTAGCTCAGTTGGATAGAGCATCGTTTTCCTAAAACGAGGGTCGAAGGGTCCGAGTCCCTCCTCAGTCACACTCTCTTACAAATCCGTTTCGTGTGTATCTCGAACGGTGCAAAGGTAAGTCCACGACCTTGCAAAGTAGGTAGTCTGGGCGGATACAATCTTGCATCGGGAGAGGTTCGGAAAGGATTAGAGAAGTAGTTCTTTGACATATTGGACATATAGCGCATTATAGCGTTAGTGTACGTGTAAGATAGTACGGGTAGAGCGGATTTAATTATCTCAGGTCGGGAACCTATAGCGAAGATGCCCAGAAGGAACGCACGTAGCACGGAAGACCAGTTAGACATGATTTACTCTTTCATAAATTTCCCATCCGCCGAACTGCCACGGAACGAAGAATTGTCGTGGTAAGCGGAGGATCAATGAGAAGAAGATGTAAATCTCTGGCCGAAGGTGCCTGGACCTATAACCCCGGCACCGGAGAGTCAAAGAACCCTATGGCCATGCAAGTCCACCATCGAGAATGGTTGGCGTTGGCAAGCCTCTTATATTATATATAAGGTGTAGAATACATAGACTTGAGGTTCTTGCTGAGGCGATTGATGTAAATGGAAGCACAGCGACAACTAGATGATACCGTTCTTATCGTCGTGAGATGGAGGTTCGAGTCCTTCATCGCCTCCAAATAAATGATTGCTTGTTTCATTCTGTTGATATTATATATTCAACTTATATGAATTGTTTTCTTCGCAGCCCGTTCGTGAGAATAGGCTGCCATATCGCAGGTTGGAGCAGTTGGCTAGCTCGTTGGCCTCATGAGCCAAAGGTCGCAGATTCGAGTTCTGCACCTGCAACTAAAGTTTTCTTCAAATTAAAATAAGGTGAAAAAGATTGATACATGTAGGCAGCTCGCCCGTGAGGGTAGGCTGCTTTTAAAAGAGCTTTCGTGTAATAGATTATATTCGTTCTAAATCAAGTGGAGTAACTCAGTAGCTAGAGCGCCTGTTATAAATGCAGGAGGTCGATGGTGCGAGTCCATCCTCCACCCCTATAAGCTCTTTTCGTTTTTCGTGAAATTTAATTGGTTGAAATGGTAAGCCCAGTAGCTCAACTGAATAGAGCCGTGGTATCCGCGAGGTTGGGAGTTTGAATCTCCCCTGGGCTTCACAAGTAGGTAAATTTTTGTATTTATTTTATCATTGTTCCTCTGAAAGCGTTCAGAGTGTATTCCATTATGATGATTAGATGAAAATGAAAACATTCTTAGATTTTCCTCTTGCTTGTGAAAGTAGGAGGTATCCGCTACATTAGCTCAGTTGGTCAGAGCACTTGATGTACCCAAGGGGTCGCAGGTTCGAGTCCTGCATGTAGCTCAATGTGTTTGCCAAACGTTTTTTAAATTTTTTATTGGTTAGAAAGGGAGTGAGGTTGTTAAGTCATCCTCCTCCCGATTCTTGACGTAGGCTATTTAGTAATGTATTCATATTGTATCACCACGTGCATCACCTCTCCTGCCTTGCGTGGTGGGCTAACCGGAGAGGTTCTTGTAGATGAAGGTAAAAAAGACAATAAGAGTGCGCAAGGAGACGGTTAATGAACTCCTTAAGCAGGAATGCGTCGAACGTGTCGAGCAGTGGCATGATGGCAATATCGTTGTCAAGCTGCTTCCTGGCTACACGGACGGAAAACCAGAACTACGCAAGGGAGAATATCTTGTGCAGTTCAATAGTGGTAAATGGCAGAGGTTTGGAGCCGAGGCGTTCCAGAAGCTTCTGAAGAATCCTGGAAAGGAGGCAGGAGCAGCATGGGAAGAGTAGGGTCGAAGAAATACAATGCTCCTGACGGGAACGAATACGATTCCAGGGAAGAGTACCTGTACATGCAGACCATCCTCGATGATCCTGGCATAAGCTGTATCCACAGACAGGTGACCATCACGGCAATCAATCCGGTATGGATGCTGAAACCAAAGAAGCTTAAGACCAAGGTCAAGTACGAGAGAAGGTCACTGCTTTACGGCCATAACTATACTGCCGACTTCGTTTACCGGGAAGGTGATAAGATTGTGATATGCGATGTAAAGAGCCTCTACACCTCTAAGCTCAGAGAGTTCTCGATAACGACTAAGGCTGTCGTGGCAAGACTTATTGCCCACAACAGAAAACGTCACAACGGCGAGTCTGTCGTGATATTCCGCAAGGCTATTAAGATAAAGAAGGATGAGTGGAAAATCGTTGATTACCCTCCTTCTGACTGCACCATTATATAATAAGGTATAAGTGTTTTATTGTTATATAGTTTATTTTTGTTGCTTTTGGCTGTGATGGCGGTGGAGATTAGAATCTCTTCCGCCATCTTGCCATTAGACTTTAAGGAGACTTAATGTATGATAGTATTGGTAAAATGCCTAATATGCACAGTGCTGATGTTTGCAGTCGTAGGAATGGCTGCACATGCACTCGGGCTTGACAAGGAAGATAGTTAGTTTAATTCTAAAATATTTTTAAATTATGGACAAAGGTAAGATTAAGTTGACTTTTGAAGTTGACCGCTTTAAAGTCATCAAGATGCTCGCAAAGAACTGCGAGTCCGCAGAAGAGTACAACGAGATGATGAAAATCATCGAGAGTACTGATGAGATCGTTCGTGAGGATGCTTCGCTTGAAAAGACTCACTGTTTGCTGATTCTCGACCAGTTGTTGCACAACAATCCTAACGCTCTCCTTGGTGTTCGCCTTAAGAAAGAGGAGGAAGAGGAAGAGATTCCGATTCCTGAGGAGAACGAAGAGGAAGAGCAGAAAGTTATCGGTGCTGTCAAGATTTCTGGCGAAGAGGCAAAGAACTTCATGGATTTCGTCAAGAAGTTGGTTGCAAAAAAGAAGGAGGGCGAGTAATGAGAAGTCGTTCAGCATCTTGGTTCGAAACCAAGATTAAGTATCAGAAATGTATGGAGGATGGCTCGGAGAAAGTAGTCAATGAACTTTATGTTGTTGATGCATATTCTTGCACCGAGGCAGAAACATCTGTAATTGATGAAATGAGTTGCTATATTAGTGGCGATTCTGCCGTTACAAGCGCAAAGAAAACCAACTATGGTGAGATTTTCTTCTCTGACTTGGATGATGATGATAAGTGGTACAAGGCAAAACTCCAGTTTATCACTATTGACGAGAAGAGTAATAAGGAGAAGCGTTCTAACGTAACTTACTTGGTTCAGGCTAAGTCGTTGGCTCGTGCTCTTCGATACGTTGATGAGGTGATGGGAAAATCAATGTTGGATTACGACATCGTAGGTCTTAACGAAACAAAGGTACTTGACGTGTTCCAAAAAAAATAAATATGGTTTGGAAAGATATACCTAATTGGGAAGGAATGTATCAAGCGTCAGATACTGGGCTTATAAAGAGCGTGGAAAGAAAGCTTGAAAATCAACCTAATCATGCCAATAGGATTGTTAAAGAAAAATTGCTTAGTCAATGTAAAAACAAAGATGGATATTTACAAGTTAACCTTCATAAAAATGGGGAAAGTTATCCATATCGTGTACATAGGCTAGTTGCTTTAGCATTTTTACCAAATAAAGACAATCTTCCAGAGATAAACCATAAGGATGGTGATAGGGAAAATAACAATGTCTTGAATTTGGAATGGTGTACTAGGCAATACAATAATGCATATTCTTTTCATAAATTAGGTCGTTCTGCTTGGTCAAAAGGCGTTTTTGGTTCAAAACATCCTTTATCAAAGAAAATACAAATGATAAAAAATGGAGTTGTTGTGAGAGCTTTTACAGGCGTAAGACAAGCTGCAAGGGAATTAGGATATACTCTCTCGGGTATAACGGCTTGCGCTAGTGGCAGAAGACCTTCTTATAAAGGTTATCAATGGAAATATGAGTAGAATTAACGAAATCATCGCATCTATGCCGCCGGGCGAAGCTGCTGCCGTTGTCCATCTGAGAGAGGTTCACGCCTGTCTGATGGATCTCGACACAAATCACGCTAGAGCCCTGGCGGCTAGAGCTATCTATCTCGACTATATGGAAGGCGAGGGAAGAAAGCTCGGTAATATTCCACGTCATTACGAAAGAATCGATTCTGACGGCAAAAAGGTGACCGTGGAAACTTACTTTAGTTATATTGATAGAGTACATTAAATTTCAAAGCTATGGCAAACAGTAAAGTCACCACATACTATAAGAGAAGCTGTCATGACTGCATACTGCTAGGGTTGTGTGATGACCCCAAGGCAAGTAACTCTGGGGACTACGTTTGCAGGCATTGGGATTGGAGGTACGAGTGATTATTTTTTTAAACAAAAAAAATAAAATGCCAATTATTAAAAAAGATGACGTTACTCCAGAACGTCCGGTTATTATTGTTCTTTATGGTCAGCCTGGTTCAGGTAAAACATCAGTCGCAACTACGGCAGAGGTTCCTTTGCTCGTAGATACAGACAGAGGTTACGACCGCAGTGTTCAGCGAGTAGATACCCTCGTAGCCAACCGATGGGAAGATATCTTGGGTGCTCAGAATGATATGAGTTCCTACAAGACAATCATTGTCGACACCGCAAAGGCAACGCTTGATGATTATCTCTCGACTTATGCAGTTCAGACAGACTATAAGTTGGCGAAGAACACATTGAAGAAGTTTGGCCGTATGGCTGATGACTTCAAGGCATTCGTCAACGTACTTCGTCAGAATGGTTCGGATATAATCTTTATCTGCCACGACAAGGAGCAGTCAGAGGGTGATATTATCAAGCACTCTCCAGATTGTACCGGTCAGTCCAAGGATTTGCTTCTCCGTATTGCGGATCAGGTAGGCTTCATTTCTCTCATCAATGCGAAACGTACGGTTTCTTTCGAGCCGAATGATAACTACGTCGGCAAGAATGTCGCCCAGATTCCAATGACGGAGATTCCTGATGCTACTTCTCCTGAGTTTTCAACATTTATGGCAGACATCATCAAGAAGGTGAAGCAGTCTATTCAGTCTAAGTCTGAGGCACAGCGCAAGGCAAACGAGCTTATTACCAAGTTGCGTGGAGAGCTTGCGAAGGTCGAGGATGATGAGTCTGCTGCAAAACTCCTGGCTGATTGCAAGGAACTCCCACAGATTATGAAGCAGCCGTTCTTTAACGAGATCAACACTGCTCTCACTGCAAAGGGATTCGTCTTTGCTGAAAACAAGTTCACTAAGCCTTCCGAGGACAAAAAGTCTGCCGCCAAGAAGACAGAGAAGAAGGAAGAGGCTAAACCTGCTGACGATGGGAAAAAGTAGCAAGCCACTCGTCAGGGTGACAACTATAGAGTCCTTTAGAAGATACATCGAACAGAGTGAACATGACAACTTTGAGGTAACGGAGCAGAGCGTTATTGATAATATTGTTGATGAGTTCCAGGGCAATGAGTATACTAGGGTTGGAACTGCGTTTCACGCCATCGTTGAGACTGGTTGTCAACCCTGCGTCGTAGCCCCTTCCGGTTACCGAACGTTTACTTACTATGGTAAGGAAAAGCAGGAACACGTACCGGAGGGTAGAACTTTTGATATAGAAGGCTATCCTGTAACGCTTGACCTTTCACAGATTAAGGTCGCCCTGGACTACCGCTACCAAAACATTGAGGCTTTCCACGAGATACGCAAGTATAAAGACTATGGCAGAGCTGTAGTAACCGGATGTGCCGATATGGTAAACGGATTGCAGCTCCGTGACATTAAGACAAAGTATAGTACTCCTTCTGATAGTCAGTACTACGATTCCTGTCAATGGAGATTCTATCTTGATATGTTCGGAGCAGATATCTTCGATTTTGACCTCTTCTGCTTTGAAGGTTATAAGCTCGAAAAGCACGGGTATGATGTTCGTGGTCTTCCGCTCATACCTTACACTCCAGCTATCCGTGTTTACCGATATGACGGGATGGAGCAGGACATTCATAACCTCCTAGACCAATTCTTGGATTGGTGTGAACTCAGAGGTTTAACTCAGTATTTATACAACACAAAGGTTTAATTATGGTAGAGATTTGGAAGGATATTCCAGGATTTGAAGGTTTTTACCAAGTTAGCAACTTTGGGAAAATACGTTCAAAATGGAGAAATCGGCATTATAGTGTGTCTTATAGTTATAGAATAATAAAGGGGTGCTATAGTAACACCACAGGATATATAACCGTATCCTTAAGAAATTTAAATGGGGATAAAAGGCAAGAAACGGTGCATAGACTTGTGGCTGAATCTTTTCTTCATAAAGAAAACGGAAAGGAATATATAGACCATATTGATACCAATAGAACGAATAATGCTGTTTCAAATTTAAGATGGGTTACAGCAAAAGAGAATAGTAACAACCCTTTAACTTTAAAGAAGTATTCTATAGCATCTATTAAGAAAGCTAAAAGGGGCGGAGCAAATGGTAATGCGGTAGCAGTTTATGTATATGATTTAAACAAGAAACTTCTATCGACTTTTTCTTCAGCTATCGAGGCTGCGACTTATTTTAATGTAAAATACAGCAGAGTGTTGCATAATATAAACAAAGAACAAAACCATGTAAATGGGTATATTTTTAGTAAAAATAAACTTTAATTATGGCAGAAATAACAGGAAAAATTATCGCAGTGTTGCCGACAAAAAGCGGAACATCTGCTAGGGGAACACAATGGAGTTCCCAAACTGCTGTTATCGAAACACACGAGCAGTACCCTAAGAGGGTTGCTTTTGATGTACTTGGTGACAAGATAACAGAGTTCAACTTGCAGGTTGGCGAGGAAGTGACAGTATCATTTGACATCAACGCGCGTGAGTATAATGGAAAATGGTGGAACTCGGTAAATGCTTGGCAGGTCGTTCGTCAGGGCGGTCAGCAGGCACCTGCCTATGGTGGCTACAATATGAATCCTCAGGCTGGAGCACAAGCCGCACAGCAGGCTCAACAGGCAGCTATGGCAGGAGCACCGAACCCGATGAATCAGAATAATCCGTTTCCACCTGCACAGCAGCCTGGAGCACAAGCAGGGCAGCAAGCCAACTCTTCGGATTTGCCCTTCTAGCCTGGCGTGCAAGCTGAAACTGATTAAAGATACATTTAATGCTGAAATAGTATATGATGTATAATACCAAGAATCCTCTTGAAGTACATAATCTCAGACTGAGGATAGAGAAGCTGATTGAAAAGCAGAGTATGGTAGAGGTAGTGGAAAAGAAGGCAAAAACACTTCAGCAGTTGAAGTACCTTCATACAATCCTCGCTTACTTCGGCTTACAGACCGGCAACACTCTAGATGAAGTTAAGACCTGTTACTTCAAGAGGATTGTCAATAGAGACTTGTTCGTGCGGAAAAAGCACGATGATCTGCTCGGAACAGATAGGGAATACGTAATATCGACCGCAAAGCTTACGAAAGAAGAGCTGTCTGAGGCTATCGAACGTTTCAGAAACTGGGCTAGTAACGTAGCCGGCATTTATATTCCCTCTTCTGAAGAGTACATAGCATTGCTTCATATTCAGCATGACATAGAGCAAAACAAACACTACCTGTAGTAGTCATTGTTTATAATATTCAATTTTTCTAAAATGGATTCTTTTAAGATTAGCAAAGAACAATATTTCGATTTGATGAAACTTGACAGGACAAATGCCGTAAACTTGTTCCTTTATCTTCTTGCAAGCGCAGATGATAACGGAGTATTGATTGTTAGCATCCGCAAGATTTCGAGTGAACTTGATATAGGTTTGCGAACTGTGAGAACCGTACTTAAAAAGTTGTATGCTGCGAACATAGTGACACACCAAGTGACACACAAGGGTAGTATAGTAACTATCAATAACATAGATAGTTATAAGGCTTTAAAACTGACAGGTGACACACCGAGTGACACACCAAATGAAGCGTTGGAAACTCGGAAACATGCATTTGGGGAAAAGCTTGTTCCGTACATTGAACAATACGGAAAAGCACTTATTCGTGAGTTCTTCGATTACTGGACTGAGCATAACGAGAATGGTAGGAAGATGAGATTCGAGAAAGAAAAAACTTTCGAGATTTCACGAAGACTTGCTAGGTGGAGCAAGAATAATAGCAACAACAATAAGTCTTCGAAATCAAGTCTTCCGGTTGGTATGAATTTACAAAATAGTAACAACAGTGAAAGATATAAGCTCGATGATAGATGGAACAAATAATTGATAACGAGTATTTCAGAAACCTCGTATCTCAAATGCGAGATACTGGTTACCCGCAAGAAATTGACAGAGTACAAATAAGCATTCCTAACGCAGAGAAACGTTTGCGTGGAGGCTTGCAATATGTAGTAAATATGAAGTCTGGATGCAATGCAGAATGGAACGAACACAATTACCGCCCTATTGTTGATTGGATGACAGACAACAAAGGAAAAGGGTTATTGATGTTCGGCGGCTGCGGATTAGGCAAGTCGGTAATCGGAATGTATATCCTTCCTCTTCTTATTAAAGATGTACATAAAAAGGTGGTAAACATCTTTAGCGCACAAGAGTTGAATCAAAAGATTGATGAAATCCTTAAGCTACACATTATCTATATTGACGATATTGGTACAGAGGATAATCTTAACTCTTATGGCAACAAGCGTATGCCATTTGCTGAACTTTGTGACGCTGCTGAAAAGAAGGGGAAATTGCTTATCCTTACCACTAACCTCAGTATTGACGAGCTTACTCAGAGATATGGAGATAGAGTTGTGGATAGACTGATAGCAACAACAAAAGCAGTTCCTTTTATTGGTGATTCTCTAAGAAAGTAAATTATGGCAGGCGTAAGTAAGCAGGCAGAGGAATGGCTCAGTGAGCATCCTGATGCGACAAAGAAAGAAATATGGATGGCCGGTTATTGGCAATCTACCGATAACTGGTGCAACCGAACCAAGTAAATTTTTAGAATTATGACACAGAAAGAACGTATTGAGAACGCAACCACAAAGCAGGCGGTAGTGTTCATCTGGATCTACTCCTGGGTTATCGTCAGAAACCTTGGAAGAGCAATCAATAAGGCAGTTCACAAGCTGCCCTGGTTGTTCATCGTGATAACGGTAGTAATATCATTCATCGTTAGCTTCGTCTTTATCTCTAAGGCAAGGGCAGAGCGAGATAGTTACAATCAGAAGTTAGTTCACGCAACACAGCAGCTCGATAGCTATATGGCTGCATACGGGAACATCAAATCAAAGTAATATGAAGAGATACAAACATACAATAGTGATGATCCTGCTCGTTATCGCAGCATTCATCGCAGGTTACGGATTCATCTGCTTTATGGTTGAACACGTTTTCCTTTCGCTCCTGATGGTCTTCTGTATCAGTTGCGCATTGGCAGTAGAGAGGGAGGTGTAGCATGCAGACAGGATGGAATCCAAATTTCTCTAGACCGGTATTGGCTAGAATTCCGGTCAAAGTACCAACCGAAGAGCAGGTGAATCGCTTCTATATGCTCTTCTATTCTATGGTCGGTGGTTTTGCCTCAATCGTTCAGACACAGATTACAGATACATACAACCTCATCAAGGAGAACAAGAAAATCTTCCGCTTCGAGGCTAAGAAGAGAATTATAGAGGCAAAGGAGTGCTCAGACGAACTAATCGATGCATTTATGCACTATATGAAGGAATGTGGAATGTCTCAGCTCTGGCTTGACATGACGGACAGTATCGAGGAGGACTTGAAACTGGATGTTCAGAAATGCTTCTACGCTATCGACAACCAGTTCCTCAAGCATCATGTTAAAGAGCACAAGATGTACACAATGCTCCTGATGTCGGAACTGATGAGCAGTATGCTTGTAAGTTCGGTAGAACGTTTCGCAGAGATGATGGATAAGTACAACGGTATTCATGCCGTCAACATCGCAGAACGCTTCACGAATCCTATTCGAGGAGTACATGCACGAATGCGTAATGCTATGGAGATTCTCTATCCGGTCAAGGTCGATGATGAGGTGTTCTCTGAATGCCCGGATAAGTTCAACCTAGGCTTCGAGATTATCGGACAGAAGGTACTCGACTGGAAACGTGCCGAGAAAGCTCTGGCGAATGCCTGTATCCTCAACGGCTTCAACCTTAATGCTGACGGCGAATTCCTGGAGAATGAGCAGGACAATACCGGTACTCCTTGGAACGAGACTCACGTAAGGGCTTTGAGGGTCGCTTATCCTTATACCTCAAACAAGCAGATTGCCAGGATCCTCGGCAGAAGTGTTTACGAGGTTACTAAGCAAGCTAAGAAACTCGGATTGAAGAAATCTGAGGAATATCTTAGAGAAACTAGAATTGCTAACTTAAAACGCAAGAAAAAAAATAAATACAACGAGGAGGTGTAACTATGGAAGATTTACCTATAGGCTCAGAAATCGTCTTGAAGGTGGTTAAGAACGAGAAAAATGAATGTAATGGATGTTTTTTCGATGAGATAAGTAGTAACATTTATGAAAATGTTTGCGGTGATTTTGTCTGTAGCGCAAAATCTAGAAAAGACGGAAAGAATGTTCAATTTAAAAGAGTGAAGTAATATGGAGACAAAGATTAATATAGCGGAAATCCTCGAAAATAAATCGCAAGGAACTAAGTTGTATTCCTTAACTTATGGGGATTGTTTTTATCAAGAATACACTGGAGATTTTGGAATTGAATGTCAAAGCCAAAATGGAGTACAGTTTAATCTTGATGAGTATGGTAAGTATTGTATTGATGGAGAGTGTATCATTTTTCCTTCAAAGGATATGCGTGAGTGGAGCAAGTTCGCCTGGAAGAGAGGTGATGTGCTGTTAAATAGTTCAGGTTTTAAACTATTCTTTGATAGATGGGCAAATGATGATTACACAAGGTTCTTTGGTAAGGTTAATCTTTTAGAAGATTCATTTAGTTATGAAACCGAAAAATATACTTTAGCATCAAAAGAGGAAAATCTTGATACTTTGGAAATAGAAAAGTCAGAGTTCAAGGATGGGGATATACTAATCTATAAAAGCGAAAAATTTACGTATTTTTCTTCTATTTTCATCTTAAACACCAATAGAAATGAAATAAGTAGTTATGTTCGCTTTTCTATTGGAAAAGGGTCTATTGATTATGATGTGCCAGTCTATAACCTTGGCACAGATAGGTTTCGCCATGCCACAGAAGAAGAGAAAGAACAGCTCTTCTCAGCTCTCGAAAAGAAAAGGAAGGCTTGGGATGCTGAGAAGAAAGCTATTGTTGACTTGAAGCTAAAGATTGAGCTGAAACCATTCGATAAGGTGTTGGTTAGAGATAGTGAATCAGATAAGTGGCGTGCAAATTTGTTTGGTTATATAGACAAAGATGAATATTACCATTGCGTTTATGCTAATTGGGCATATTGCATTCCTTACATCGGCAATGAATCATTGTTAGGTACAACTAAAGATGTGGAGGATTAGGTATGAAGAAAATCAAAAGTAAGACTGTTCAGGACTATGTTATGAACGATATGGTATGGAAGGTTGATTTGCCAAAATTTCTGAAAGAGATTTCAGAATGTTCAACCAATGTTCCTTATGCGGCATCTTTTCGGATTTTGGCACAGGTACTTAAAGTACTCGTAGAAAGAGCTATTGAGATAAATGACCCTGCACTAAACATCATTATGCTCAACCTTGGACTTTATGAAGGAGCGCATGACAAGAACGTAGATGAGGTTATATCTCAATTACGCAAGTTGATTACTGGTAACAAATAACGTGGATGGCTAATTATGGGTAATGAAGATTTAACGAATTGCATACCTTGGTATTGTTCAACACACCTTAAGTGTGAAGATATACAAGTTGGTAAGGCGCAAAGAAGAATGCGCCGAAAGAATCAACTTAGAAAAAGAAAGGGTAGATTATGATAGACGATAAGAAAATAGAAGCTGTAAAGGAAGAAATCTATGAAGATAGATTTCTGTTAAATGGTGAAGAAGTAGTCTTCGACAATGATGCTAAAGAGGAAATGTTCTACAAAGATGACATCAAAGAAGCCATTGGGCTAGGTGCTCATTGGGCTATCAATGAGTTTATTAAGAATTTGTGGCATCCTGCTAATAAGATACCGAAAAAATTTAATCATTACGGATTTGCTGCTTTATATATATTGCAATACAATCATCAAATTAGAATGGTACTTTATGATAAGGACAATATGAGTTGGAAGAATGTAATTAGTAACAGTGAATATTGGCTTTATGTTGACGATTTACTGCCAAAGCAGGAAGGAGGTGAGCAATGAAAGAGGTTGGAGAAAGAACCATTCTTGAAGCAGTTGAACAGAATGGTTGCGATGGTTGTTTCTTTTGCCATGATGATACGTGTTATAACCCGACATATAATGATTGGGCAGATGGATTTCAGTGTGAGTCAGAAGACCGTTCTGATGGCAAGAGTATAATATTTAAAGAAGTTAAGGAATAAAGGAGCAAAGAATATGGAATTAATTATCAAACATTTTCATTCATTACCTTGTCGTTTAGAGGTGTTTACAATTAATGGAAAGGGTGCAGACCAAGACGACTTTGGAGACATGCATGACCATGATGCTGAAAGCGCAGAGCCTTATGCGTGCGCAGATATGCACTTTGACCCAAAGCCTCCAACAAAGGAAGTGTTAGATGAATACAATTTAACAGAAGGAGAATATTATAACATCTGCAACGAATTGGAATGCAAACTATGCGTAGGTAGTTGCGTATTTGGCGGTACAGATACTAGCTCTGCACTATTCAGTAACAAAGAAGTTGACATTGGTGACTACTCTGATTGGGAAATGATAGATGGCAAGCACTATTGCCCTGATTGCTATGAAGTGGAGGTCATTGATGGAGTGTATAATGTTAAAGCAAAGGAGAAATAGATATGGAAGTATTAAAAGACATAAGTCAGTTAACAAAAGGTTGCGGAGTGACATTTATCAAAAATGATGATTTCCACTTCTACGAGTACCTTATGGTACACCCTAATCGTGAGACCTATTATCTTTTTATAGATAACTGGACGCAAAACGTTGTACGAATACACGTCAGCGAACTCTTAAATGGAGATTACTATATAGGTGAATATGATACTGTTTTCGTTAATAGAAAGATGATAGAATTTTATAAACGTATGATTCAGTGTCACGAGAAGAGAATTAAAGAGAGTTTAAAGAAAAATAGTTATGGCAACCTATAGAATAGTATATATGTATCGTAAAAGCAAGGCTGTTAAAGGCATACATTACGATTCTCTGGATAATCCAATCTTTGCTTATCGTGTAGATAAGAGACATTCATTATTATTTGGGCTTATTCATTATTGGGATTATGGTGCATATAACCTTTGCCCAGAGTATTTGTTTCCTTCGGTTGATAAAGCCAAGGAGGCTATATTGAAGGTCGATAAAAGTAGAAGAGTAACAATTTTATATGAATAGCTTATGAAAGCAGAAAATATTAAGTTCAAGGCTAAACGTCTTGACAATAACACTTGGGTAGAAGGTTACTTTTATGCCGAATGTGGTAATGCCTACATCATTGAAGATAGGCAGAGTGAATCAATGCTTAATAGAAATGAGGCACATCAGGTTGACCCTTCTACAGTCTGTATGTTCACAGGGTTGAAAGATTGTGAAGGCAATGAATTGTACGAACATGATGTTATCAAGAATTATCCTTTTATTCCATCAGAAATTGTATGGTCGGAAGAGTTAAGTGGGTATTACCTCAAACATGCTAATGGAAAGATTGAGAGTAAACCGTTAGGTCATTATCTTTCATTAGGTAAATTCATAGTTGTCGGCAATAAATTCGATAACGAGAAGTAAGATAAAGCTATGGTAGATGTAAGTAATCAGCACTGGAACGAAGATGGAAGCATTACTATTATATTGAATAGTATAGAAGAAGTCGAAGAGTTCGTTGAGTGTGTTAATATATGTAATAAAATGTGTGAAGATGAAGAATAAGATTTTAAACTTAGTCAAGTCAGCCGTTTGGTTCGTCTTGTGTTTACTTGTAGGAGCATTGATATTTGAGGGCATTCGCTCATTGGCTAATAGTAATGAACCTGCAAAGAAGATTGGTACGTCAGTATTCACTGAGGAAGGACACGATTATCTGGTTGTGGACACGAAACACGGAGTTTGTGTTATTCACGCCGAGAGCTGCCCTTGTCATAAAAAGAAGTAGCTATGAAAAAGGAAATATTTGACTTCTCGGAGGCTTTAAAGCGTATGAGAAAAGGAAAGCTCGTAAAGCGAGAAAATGGGCTTTATCCGTTTGGTATTGACGAGGAAGGAATATTCTATCATTATGGGCATCATATCTTCAAGGTAGAAAGAATGTCCTCTGAGGATATACTTGCAATAGACTGGGAGGAGGTGTAAGGATGAAGATTAGATTAGCTAAGAAGATAATGAAGCAAGCTAGAACAAATATTCCTTGGACTAACTTGTATTGGAGAACTAGAATGGAAATTTATGATTGGGGTCACGGCTTTGTTTTAGACCACCGCATCACAAAGGCGATGATTTTAGCTGAACGTTGGAATGCTCGTAGGTATAGAAACGAAGCGGCAAAGTTTAATAAAAAGAATCCGTTCCGTCCGAGAGACCTTCGTCGTAGTGTAGAAAGATTAAAACGGTACAGCGTATGAATGAAGAAAAATGTTGCGGTAACTGCCATTGGTTTGACAACGAAGACGTTTACGGCGTAGGATGGTGCAGAAATAACGAACACGAATCATCTTGCGACCAAGTATGTGATGAACATGAATTTTAAACTTTAAATATTAAAATGGAAAAGATTTACAGACATTTCAAAGGAGGTTATTACAGATTTATTACTGAGGTCACTAACAGTGAAACTCAGGAGAAAGAAGTTGTTTATCAGGCTCTCTATGGGGAGCGCAAGGTTTGGACTCGTCCTGCTGTTATGTTCTACGGAAAGGTGAACGATGATGGCGTGGAGATTGATAGATTCACCGAGGTTGTTGGCGTGCCAGTCTTGTTTAAAAAGACAAACGAGAACGCAGTTATGCCATCCAAGGCGCATGATGATGATTTCTGTTATGACTGCTATGCTGTTTCAGAGGAAGAGATTGCGCCTAACGTATGGAAATACGGTCTTGGATTTGCTTTGCAGATTGAAAACCGCAACAAACCTGCCGACATTTCTAGGTGTTTTACGTTTCGTCCTCGTTCTTCCGTATATAAGACTGGTATGATTCTCAGTAATTGCGAAGGCACTGTCGATGACCCATATACTGGCGAGATTTCTGCCGTATTCTATCACGTTATGCCAAATATGCCAAGATATAAGGTTGGCGACAAAATCGTGCAATTCCACCTCGAAACTTGCGATAACATTATGCTTATCGAGACGGACGAGTTAAGTAAAACAGAACGTGGCGATAACGGCTACGGCTCTTCTGATAAAAAGTAATATGAACGTACTTACAGACGAACAGAAAAATTACATAAAGGAGCATCCGTGTGAGTCGCCAAGCAGATTGGCGAAGTCATTCGGATGCACCGTACAGACCATCTACTGGTGGCTACATAAGCTACACGGGGATTCCTTTATTCAAAGAAAGAAGGAGGCGAAGGAGGAAAGGAATCAGGTTATCCGTGAGCTCTATCCGACTCATTCGGCCACAGAGGTAGGGAAGAGGCTTGGTATAACAAAAGCTTCGGTCAACGAACTTGCAAAGAGACTGGGGGTCAAGCATACAGATGAGACTACGAAACGAATACAGAAGGAGAGTGCTGCCCGTACCCGCACCGATGACGCTAACAGAAAGAGACAGGAAACACTGAGAAAGGTTCTTGCCGTCGAGAAACTGAGAGCTGCTAGCGGTTTGCAACAGAAGACAAAGCGAAAGTTCAAGACAGTTCCGGACAAGTGCATGAACGCAAGGAACTATCTCTGCCGCAAGTACAACTACTTCTACGACAAGGATTACGGAGAGCTGCTCACTTTGTTCTTCGACAGCGAAACAAGATTGCTGACCGACGAGCAGAAGAAACACTATGAAACGGAGTATAGCATCAAGTTTCTGCAAGCTGAAGAAGATTGATACCCAAATGCCAAGAGGCGACTATCCATCACGGACGGTCGCCTCTTTTTTTGTCTTAACCAAATAATAAATATAAACAAAATCCATTAAGTTAAAATGAGAAAAAACTAAGAACGTTTATGTAATTTCACCCTCCAGCATATCCAACCCAAAATGGCGAGGATACCTACGAATAAACAGACAGATGATACCTTTCCGATGTTCAGGAATACCCTATCTGTCTTTGATAATTGTTTTTTGACACATACCCTATCTTTCGATATTTCGCTTATTGCTGAGCTTAACGAGTCGCATCTCTTGTGATATAGAGACGTACTATCCCTGTATTCTTTAAGGGTCGAAATACTATCTCTTAGTATCTGTACGTCCTCCTGCGATATTTCGTGATATTCGTAGTGGAATCTGTCTTCTCCAACTTTGTTACCATTTGTATCGTATTTGGAAGCCGTGCTGTCTTTTATATGAGTCTTCTCTTTGGTGGTAGACTTTACAGACTCTTTATGTGATGCTCTGTATGATTCCAGTTCCTTAATAAGCCTTGCGTTAAAGAGAGAATCCCACTTAGCCTCGTTACGCTTATCGGTGATGTATGTCTGTTTCTCTATCACACGTTCTTTCGCCTTACATCTACAGAACATTGATAGAATTAGCATTGCTACTGCAATGGCAATTACAACCCTTGTTATTTTATCAATCAGTTTCATAAGCTACTGAATTACAATCGTTACTTTTTCCTTTTTATCCCAAGCTGTCTTCATAGTCTGAATGAGCTTGCTTGTCCAGAATCGAGAATCGCTAACCCATCCTTTCTTATCGTTTTTACCGATAAGAATACAACCCTCTGTGTCTTTTGAAGAGTTACCGCTATGTATGCGTATTCCTTCAAATCCTTTGACATTCAGAAGTAATGGCAACATCTTCTTGAATCTGTTAGAATAGGTATATACACATTCATAGCTGCCTCTTGGTATTGCAGTCTGCCCATATACCTTTTTCTTCTTGATTTCGCTCAAATCCATACTTTGGTTCAATCCTCTGTCTGTATCTTCAAGAGTATTGCATCCGAACAATTTGCCATTCACGTACAGACGGCTAATAGTATAGCCATCCTTTTTCCAAGCCCTATCAATTAGTATTTCCATAATTCTCACCCGTGGATACTCCCGGCTTCAGCCGGGTGAGGAAACGGGGCATTCCTCTTCTTTGATGTTAAACAATGCTGGCTGATAGCCAGAAATCTAAGCTTCTTGTATGATACACCGTTCGACAGAACGTTGCCTTCAATGTCCTTGATGGCAAACGAGCCATTTGAACGGCGACCAGTGATGAAGCATTCTGTACCTTGGTACTCCACCTTGTCGAACAGTCTAAAGCCCTTAACAAGGTATTGTGCCTGGTTGAGCTTCCTATACCCTCCCTTTAGGATAGTACAACGATGTATCTGTCTATTGTGCCGACGGCGCAGACGATGGAGATACATGTCGGGTAATGGCTCTGCATGTGGATTTCCACTAATACACCTGGCATCGGACGTATGCGACTTTTCGATTCCGTTGCCGATGCGGGTGTGCTTCGTCTGATAACCGTAGGTGAGATGGACGTTGGAGAACTCAGCCTTGGCAGCGTTATATACCTTCCAACGCATAATGCTCATCACGGCGGCATCGCGCAGGCTTGTGCCACGGCGTATCTTTAACTGGAAATCTCCCCTGTGGTATGCCTTGTGGCATGTCTCGCAGAGCGTGATGAGATTGTTGGGTGCATTACCGCCTGTCTTGCGGCTCTCCAGATGGTGAACGTTCAGGATGGGGTCTTTCGACCTGCCCTTGCAATGCTGACACTGGTGACCGTCACGGGCAAGTACATACTCGCGGACGTTCCAGAAGCTAAGCTGTTCGCCATTCTGGTATTCTTCACCGGCAATCTCTGGGTTCTTAATCTTCTGCGCGTCGAACTGTGCCACCTCGATGGTGGTCTTGCTGATTGGCAGCATTGAATGCACCATTCGGATGACCTTCAGGTGGGAGTCCACCTTCTGACGTACACTTGGTGCAAGCCATCCATCAGGACGACGACGGTTGCCAAATTTTGGCGCACGGTAACGGCACTTGCGATTTCTCCGTGTCCTGCGTTGTTCACGTCGGGTGGCCAGCAACTTCACGATGTCCGTCCGTAGTTCTATCTGGGCGGCATACAGTTCCTTGCTGTCGGTTGTGGAAGACACTCCGACGTGCTTGGTTCCAGCATCAACGCCAAGGTAGACTGGCTGCGTGTAGGTGGTGCTATCATACGTCAAACGAATCGTGAACGGTTCCCGTCTGATCACAACGGCCAGGCCGTCACGGAGTAGTCTCCTGACCTTCCCATGTCGTTCCGTAGGCATCAGTGCCTTTCCTGTTTTGTTCTGTACGTAAATCATTTGTTCTACATTAAATTAACAACTGTGTTGTAAATCGGGATTACTCCCGTTGTGTACCCCTCGACAATGTTGGAAGAGGTTTCTGATGACAGCAACACCGCCCACATCTCCTTTCGGGCTTTTAATCACTGTCCGCAGTGTCCGGGGCTGGGATATATACCCCGAAGTGCCTATACATTCTCAACCAACGTAGTGCCCGAAGCACTTAGTCTAATCAGCTAAGAGCTGCCGAAGCAAACTCTTGAGCATTAGCCCGGAGAAGCTAATTTTTGTTTTCCTCCTCTTTTTTATCAAACTCTTGATTCAATCTCTCCAATATCGGTTTCCAATAACTCGGCAATGCCTTCGCAAACTCAAACCTCAGAATGTAATAAATAACTCTGAATGCAACATTCTTAGGGTACGCCTTAATAAGGTTCTTGAACGAATTGCATATATACACATAGCAGAATATATACGTAAGCATCTTAATCACAAATAATGCTTCTGTATTGTCGTTGCAACTTACCATGATTCCATACATGACATACACAATAACAATATACAATAGCATTTCTAAAAGTGCGTTCTTGAACTTCGATGCAGAAAAGTTCTTGCATCGTACAACACTCACGCCGTCAGCTCGCATACCGCAGAAGATATTGAAGCCAAAGGCGATAACCAACGCCAAAACGAATCCTTCCGTTGGCGTTGCAAAGGCAAGTATAGCTGAAAATATAGTAACACCTATCTGCCGAATCTGTGAAGAATCTAATAAATCTGTCATAATCTGTTATCCTGAATAATACATAAATATAAAGTCTCGGTTTCTTTCTGCAAAGATAGCAAAAAAAAACGAGACTTCATTCAGAATAACGAAAAAAATCAGATATTCAGATCATAATACGGCAGTCCTCCGTTCTCCAGGAAAGAAACGCATTCGTCGAAAATCTTTCTCTCGAAATCAAGCGTGTTGATTTTCGGGAACCACTTCTTAATCTTTCCGGCGTTGCGTTTTACCATTTCACCCCACAAAACGCACCAATCATTAATGGTAATGTTGTCGTTCTTGACTTCGTGCCAATAGTCTTTGGCAACGTCTTTAGTGTGAAGCTGCTCTATGAGACAAAGGTGCATATCTGCCATTTCTTCGTCATAATGACACGCACCAATCTCTCCCTTGATCTGCTTCATCATATCGAGCATTACGCTGTCATTCATTCCAACTTCGCAACAATCTGCCATGATCGTAACACAGTTCTTGATAGACTGCATGTCATTGCTAGCTATAATGTCTTCGAATACCTTTTTCATGACCGTATGTTTTTAATGTTACTTTGAGAAATACTCTCTGATGTTGTACACACCATCCTTGTCTTTCAACAAATCGAGTGCAAGGTGGTTGGCATACTTAACCAGATGCTCTGTACCAATATCCTTCACGTCTTCCTTGCCGAGTATCTTTGCGATGGTACATCCATGGTCGCTTACGACCTGATTCATTGCAACGTACAAAGCATAATCGTTGTAGTAAGGCTTCTCCTCTGTCGCAAGTCCGAGACCGGTCATAGCATTGAGCCACGTCTGCATATCCCAAGTCGCAGAAGGGTTCATTCCGTTCACAATCTCAGAAGCCTCCTTCTTGGTGAGATAGTTCTTCCACTTGATAGCGCAAAGCTTATCAAGATACTCTTGCGCAAGCTCTGGGTGCTTTGCTGCCATATCATTCATCATGCAGCGCATCGTGTTACCGAATACGTGCATGTACTTTACGTTTGTTGATGAAGCCATCATTCCATACAGCTCATCAAACTTATTCATAATCTCTTTTGCTTCCATATTATTTTATTTTTATGATTATTATTCTGTTGTTATCAGACTTCTCAACTCTTCAAAATCATCCTTTGTAAAGCTGATACTCTTCTTACTGCCAAAGAGGATAGTCGTTATGATATTGTCGGGCAAATCAACAACCAAAGCACCGCCATCAATGCGACCTTTAATAAAACCAAGGTCAAACTCATAGTTGCTTACATTCTCCAACATCTGCATGAGGTCTGAGAATATGGTATCAGCATCAATGTTTCCGTCTTCATCGGCGATGAATAGGGTAGCGTTGTCAATGCTCTTGCCCCAACTATCCTTGTGTTTGGCGATGATGTTGTGCGATGCTCGCTTCATATACACGGAAGGGATAGCCAATGCAGGGTTCTCCTTCACCATATCACTTATTCTAGCATCTGCCCACAAATCCAATGATGTAAGCAGTTTCTCTTTCAGTTCTGTTACGTTCATTTCTTAGTTTCTCCTTTCTTTGTTTTGTTGTACCAAACGAGATATTCTTGCCAAGTTTTGTCGCTGTGGTTAGTCATATAATCGTTGAGCATAGCAGATTTTTGTTCCTCTGCTTGCGCTACTTCTTTTCTCAAACGCTGCATCAAAGATAAGTGCTTCTTCAATGCTTCCTGTCCTTGCTGAGTACTCTCAATGCGAGGGCGTATGATACGCAATTCCTCATCTTGCACTAGCTTAGACACATATTGCAAGCTATTAACGTATTCCTGATTCTGCATCAAGTACTGACGTTGTGCGCCCGTAAGATTGTCCTCAATCTTGTCGATTTCATCCCATAAAGGGGTGGAAGACTGCTGCGCTTGCATATTGATAGATGCTCGCTTCTGCTGTATTGCCTCATACATCTTCTGTAGCTCTGCATCCATCATCTGCGGCTGTTGCTGACTTGTGCCCATATCAAGTAAAGGGCTGTTTCCGAAATTCATCATAATCAATATCTTTAAGTTGGTGATATGTTATAGAGAGGTGAGAGGGCATCCACCAACGAGGGCAAACACCCCTCACCAACTCATTTCTTCTTAGTCCGTCTTACGGTCTTTGCCTTGCTACGCACCAGTGCTGGGCGTTGTGGTGGTTGTAGTGCCGCAGTTGCAGCCGCTGTAACTACCATATCCCTGGAGTACTGGAGTGTTCGGGAGCATCAACTGCCCTCGCAAGCAGTTGCAAGTGTTCTCCTTGACGTAAGCCATCATAAGCTTCTCCTTGTAAGGAGTGAGGGCTTCCATAACGGCTACCTTTTTATCGAGGTCGCAATACTTAGCCTGCAACGCATCGTACTGGTCTCGCTGATTCTTATACAGACCGAAGTCCGCATCAATCTGAGACTTGTAAAGACCGAACTCTGCCTCCATTGCACGGCGGTTCTCAGCGTTGATAGCCTCTGTAGCACCCTTATACATAGAGAACTTCTCAGCGATGTCTGTCTCACGCATAGCGTAGAACTTGTTAGCGGTGTCAAGCTTCAAGCCGAACATGTCGGTAAGCAGCTTCACCTCATCAGCGCATTCCTTCTCCATTACCTGCAATGCGGTTGGCTGATTAGCATTCGCATTTGCGCCATAGCCGTTTGCGTTGATGTTCACGTTCTCAGGCATATTGCCGTTGCCGAGCGAACCAAACACGCTGCGGTTGCCGCCAAATAACCAAGCACCAAGACCGAGTGCAGTGCCTGCTATTCCTAAGCCCAATCCTGTACCTGCGATACCTTTAGAAGCATACTCGTCGTGCTTCTTTCCCTCTTCGTAGATTTTCTTCTCTACTACTTTTGCATCTGTCATCTCCATAATACAATCTTTTGAAATCCTTAATATTAACTAACACTATTGTAACGTTACGGATGCAAAGGTACGAAGAATAGGGGAGAGCAAATATAACTCTATCACACTTTCTTTTAGTGGTTGATTATCAATGATTTAAGATGATAGAAGGTAGTATCATATATTGTACCAAATAAAAAAGAGAGGCAATCACTTACCTCTCTTACTCTTAATGAAGTGCAGAATATCCCACTTCTTCCAATACCTAGTGTGCCCACGCTTCTTGCATTCGCCATTCGGGATGTCACCTCTAGCAACCATTCTATTCAATGTCGCATCAGAAACGTGAAGCTTCTCCTTGACCTCCTCGGTACTCAGCATAGGGTTGAGCATATCGGGGATGATGTCACACAATCTATCCAAATCATCATCGCTCATTCCGCAAGCGGTGACCTTCTCACCATTTCTCTGCTGCTCGTCTGCCTTAAAACAAGCATCACTCAGCGACTTTAAAGCCGTGCCGAGTATCTTATAATTTAGTATCTTTCCCATATCACGCACAAATTTTACGTCCTAACTTGGTTCTGCTAATAAACATATCAAAGAATCCGTATATATAAAATATTGCCGTCACTACCATTACGGTAAAGCAGGAATCTATCATATCATTAGTGGTGTACCAACTCCAGTGTACGATATGAGCCGCATTGACTCCAAAAAAGTAGAAAAACGGAATGCGGTATCTCCAGCACAGAAAGAAGAACCTGCTTGCTAATATCAAAACCATAGGCAGAATATATACCATAAAGTAGATGAATAAATAGCAGGGAAAATTCTCATTGTTTGTTATGAACATTTCCCTTGGATGCTGGCTAAAATCACACATTCCGTATGCGTGGAATAACATGATGGTAATGGGTACGTACTTACAGAACCAACGGAAGAATTTCAAAATCCTCCTTGAATATCTGTTACCATGTCTCATCAGCAAATCCATAACTTCGCTGATGTCCTTGTCTTGCAACCACCTTAGTAGGTCGCTCTCGTCTTCTTTGTTCATAAGCGTTATAATTTATTGTCTTAATGATGCAAAGTTATGCTTTTATTCATAAAGATAATGGATTTTCGGAAGTTTTTGTGTTAAACTTTATAAAAAGTAACAATATGAAAGGTAATAGTAAAGAATTGGCGGCTACCAACGTTTAGTAACCGCCATATTTGTTAACTTCGACTCATCTCGACATTCCAACAATCGCCATCCCATAAGCAATTTATCCATTCTCTTGCAGTACCAGACGATACGCTTGACTTCAAATCTATGTTATTAACCACGCCGATATTCTTATTTGCACTTTGCAGTGTGACTGTTTTTCCCTTCTTGATGATTCTATAAAATGTGCCCACCACGGCATCGGAAGGAAGATAGATGGATATATCTTTAGTCGTGTTATTGCAAACAATGGTGCTATCTGTCTTTTTTAACGTGTAATCACTATTGTCAATCTTCGTCACATTGTCACGATGTACGCCTACGAATGCACCATTCTGTGCGATAAAATCGCCATTGGATGCATAAACCGCATAGTTATTTTTGCCACCTGTAGCAGATACCTTCATGCCGATTGCACTATGACTAGAATTGCCGACTACATTCACACCGATACCGCTAATATCAGCGTTGCTAGCTCCAGAATTGTCTGCTTCTACATTGACTACACCTTCATCCCAGCTAAAATCGCCATCAGTTATTCCACCTCTATTGCCTATATGGACTGAACCTCCATTATTTCGCAAGCCAGAGCCTACATATAGACCTTGATAATCAAGCCTGTAGGTTGACGCAGCTATTATGGATGTGCCATCTGTATGTGCAGACATGCCATAAAATTCAAATCCTGTAGCGTCAGTAAATGAAGTCATTTGCAAAGAACCGAAATTTCCGCCTGTTGCATTGATAGTTCCTGTAAAAGAGCAATTACCAAATGCGTCAACGCCTAATGTTGGCACACCATTATTATTGACGAGATTGAAATTTGCAGCGGTCATTTTAATAGTGCCATCTGTGATATTGATTCCCGTCCTTGCCAATCCATCATTGATATTTCCTACGCTGATATTAATTCCATTATATTGAACCTTTATTTCAGAGTACAGCTTCTCTAAATCATCGGTTTTTGTTGCCGTCAGTTTTATTTCGCTTGCATTCTGAGCGATAACTGTCTCCATTTGCTCCAATCGCCCACCTTTGCCAACAAGCTCTCCGTATGTAGATGATAGTGATTCTGTGTCATAAGCTAATCCGCCATACATCTTTACGAAAGACACCTCTATTGAAATCTCCTTAAAATAAGTGATTCCATTGTATTCTATAGAGATTTTGATAGAGCAACTACTTGCAGGATAACTTACGTAAGAAGCTCCATCATCATAAGTGTAACTATAAGTAGTTACACCGTTTGCATAGCAATTCAACGTACAAGAACTATCTTGCTTTTCTATCGTAAGCTTGTTGCCTGTGCTAATATCAAAGTTCTGGGCAGATACTATTTTTACGTTATATTCTGATGATTTGATAACGTTTCCACCTTGCCTAACAACTAACGTGATAGCTTTATTTTGCGGGTCGAAATTACCTTCATAATAATCGAACAGAATCTTTTCTGTCGATAACTCGATATTCAGCGCATCCTCGCCATCATCGCCTTTCGGTCCTTGAATGCTTCCAAAGTCCTTCCATACTGTTCCGTTATGTACCCACAGAGTGCCACCAACATTATAAGCATCACCTTCTTCGGCTACATCATAAGATAATATATAGGAGCCAGCGGAAAGACTTCTCCACCACACCACGCAAGGCTTATTAATAGGAGTAAGCAGCGTATCTACTTTATCAACAAGATAGAGCAATCCTAATACATCATCTGATGGTTTGGGCATCTTGCTAGATGCTGTATAATGACCGTAAGCAGTTCCTTTCGGCGTGAACTTTGTTCCGTTAGTTCCATCTGTCGGGAAGTAGCTAACGCATTTTTTGTTGAGATAATAGGGTGGAGTATTACTATTATAGGTAACTCTGACGCAAGTCCACAAATACATACCTTTCTTAGGCGTATATGACGATTGCCATATATTGACACCAAGTGAAGAATCTATATCTGGCGATTTGGTTGCACTACTGCCAAGTGCATACAGCTCTTCAACCTGCGCAAAATCATAGCACTCGCCAAGGCAGTATGCGCCTGTATAGTAAGAATCGCCATCGGTCAGTGTAGTCTTTGTGCAAGTCCACACATACTTTCCTTCAGCAAGCGTAAGTCCGCCGAAGTTGGTAATCCAACCTGTAGTTGGTGCGGTAGTTTTACTTTCGCTAATAGCAAACACAACATCAGATGATTGAACGCTAACACCATCATCACCGAAATATCCTGCACAAGTAGGGGTAGAATATACCCAATTCGTATTTTCAGCCGAGCCGCTTGGAGCTTTGAATCGGTAACGGATGCAAGTCCACAGATACTTGCCTTTTTCGGGCTTGAAGCTTGGCTGAAACGTTACGTTCGTAGGTATCTTGTCACCACTATCAGAGAGGTAATATAATTCCTCAATATCTGTATAGTCTCGTGTGCTGCCAATGCAATACTTACCTGTGATAACGCTTTTCCCGTTAGAATTAGAATAGACTATCTTAGTTCCACTCCAAAGATAGCCATCAACCAATGGCAGTTCTTTGACATTGGTTTTCCACACATCAGCGTCAGAAGGTGGATTCGTGTTGCTCTTAGATTGAGCAAATACCACGTCAGCACTGGTAATGCCAACACCATCTTTGCCGTCCTCTGGTGCTCGCTGAATCCAAGCCGAACCCCTCGCAACAAAATCTTTTTTTGTCATTTTCCCACCCTTTAAATTAGACAATCATTGATACAACCTCTTTGGCTACACGCTTAGCCTTCACTCTCCATGCTTGCATTTCTGCAAACTCTGCTTGATGTTCCTTGCTCTCGCTTTCGAGCAGATGGTTATTGATGATAGCCTGCATCTTATCAGCAGGGTAGTGGTCGCATACGATAGCATTGACAATGCCATCATAGGTGCGAGTACCAAATACATCAACATTCTCCATTGTACACATACCATCTGGTACAATCACTTCGCCATCCTTTGATGTCTCTGCTTTCTGCTTCTGAATATCAAAGAACACACGTACAATATCACCCTCCTCACGAACAATAATACCATTAGATGGTACATTCTCCAAAACCTGATTAACCTTCATAAAATTACATTTTTAAAATTCAACAATAAATCTATTCTATATCATAAGTGTACCGACCACCAGCCTTGAATACTTGTGTAATGAACGTCTCTTCGGGTAGTACGTTCATTTCCCTTGCCTTCGTCAGTTTTCCGATTATCAAATCGGATGTGGTGCAGAACTTCTTCTTATTACAATCCTCATCAGCATCACGTGCGTCACGATATAGAACAAAACATCTACCACCTTTGCCCTTGACAAAGCAATCGGTTTCAAAGTCATGTATGACTATATTTGTGCGCCTTTGTGCCAAATTAGCAATCTTTTCCTCCTCTACATTGAAAATACGCTTTCCATTTTTATCTGTGCTGACAATATCTGTAGTAATGCCATGCTCCTTAAAACTCATATTATTCTCAACTAAAATCTTATGCCAAAGATTCTTGCATTTTCCCCACTTCATGATGCCGTTGTAAGCACCATAGAGTTCTTGCCTTCTCTTTCGTGACTTAACACGATGGAATGCTTTCGCACATTTGACTTTCGTGCGCTTTCTTACTCGCATATTATGCTTCGAAAAAGCATATCCTACGAAATCCAAGCATCTTCCATCAATGCCTTTTTCTTCATCTTTCAGTAGTGCAATATAGCTACTTGCCTTTATGCACAAACCATATTCATTACATTTTTCGTCTAATTTGTTCAGAAGATACGTAGCTTTTTTTTTGTATCGGCAAATTGGGAAACATCATCGCAATGTCTGTGATAACCCTTAGAATGCACTGTTTGCGTCATGTATCTGTCAATCATGTGCCATACCAAATTGCCTATCAACTGACTATTGCAGCCACCGATTGTTATTCCTCGTTTACTGCCTACATAGTTTCTCGGCTTCTTGCTAGCCCATTTACAATAGCGCATCTTACGCTGATACTCTTCCTCCAACAAAGGCTCAACATCTGATTCATAATCAAGAATTGTCTTGTCTATCAGTTTCAAGAACAAATCATCATTAATGAAACGACCTAAGACGAGCAATACCACATCATGAGGTATAGATGGATAGAACTTGCGCAAATCCGACTGAACGATATATTTGAATTTCTTATATCTTCTAATCGTTCGCTTGGTTCTGATAGCACCGAAGGTCTGACCTTTATTTGGTCTGCCTGCACTGGAATCATATATGAGCACTCGCTCAACGATAGGTTCTAATACAATCTTTATCGCATGAAAGAGAATACTCCAAGGTTCAAAGTACAGAGGAAATATTTCTCTCTTCTTTCCCTTTGAATCAATCTCCGTAGGCTTATATTCCTTTGTCGGATATTCACCTAGAATTATCATGTTCTGTATAGCATCCAAGCTCTCTTCTCTGTGAGCACGAAAGTCATTGGCATACCACACATTTTTATCATCCAATGCATCAAGCGCATCATCAGCAGCTTGATTTAATACTTCTCTTGACGCTACCTTATCTATCAGATTTCTTACCTTCTTTGTCATAAATTCAAAAATCGCTTATCTTCCTAGCCCAAGGTTTTGGTCTTACGACTACTTAGCCTTGCTTGCTCATAAGAGCCTTTCCGCTGATATGTTTTGGCTGATTCAGTATTCATATACTCTACAACCAAGGTTTGAGGGACTCGTAGAGGTGACTTAGCCTACACGAAGCAGTTCCACGTCCACGATGATTAAGTTAGACGAGCCCCGTAGTTCGCATTCGCATTCGAAAAAGCGTTGTTCGAATTGACGTAAGCGAGACCGCTATTCGAACCGTTATTAGCGTTCCCACCGAACAAACAGAGCTTTGCCCCTCGCCACCTATTATATTGTCACGAAATTGTTTCTTGCAAAAATCCTGAACTATTAATAAATTACATTTAACTATTTTGATACCACGGATGCCGTCTTGCGTGCGATGGAGGGGCAAGCCCTCCATGTTCGGGTATCGCTGACCTTTTAGATATCAGCTCCGTTTACGTATTGCGTTTTTCCGTAATAAGCGAGACGAGCCCCGCAGTGCGCATACGCAGTCGAAAAAGCGCTGTCCGAATGGACGAAAGCGAGACCGCTATGCGAACCGATATAAGCGCTCCCACCGAACAAACAGAGCTGTCCTGTAGCTAAATTACGCCAGAAGTAATCGCACCAATAGTTGTTTGAGCCGCCACCTGTTGTGCTCTGTGCGATAAGGTCAAAGTACTCGCCAAGAGCCATCTTGCTTACATATCCTTCTCCGTCCATTCGCTCCAACTTGCAATAATCACCAGCAGGTTTAGTTGTAAGCTCTGCATCTGTAGGCATTCTGTTGCCCTCATAGATGAATACTTCCTTACCTGTCTGTCCTGTATTCTCGCTCTTACCGAAGTAAATATTTTGCGTCATTTCATGTTGCCAGTTCCAAGCATCCTCGATACCGAACAATGATACTCGGCTGCTGTTTACGCTTGCTGGTTTGCTAGCAGTAGCATCAGCGAGAGCATCAATAGCGATACTTCCGCAAGAGTCACCGAGAGTAGCCGTTGCACCTGTCTTCAACTTAGAAGCTGCACCCCAGAAATCACCACTCGTAGAACCGCCGACACCATATCCAATCTTAGTTTGGCAGTTTGGGTTACCATACTCAGATAACTGAAGCATCATCATAAGTCTGCGATGGTCATAGCATGAAATACCATAGTCATTACCATTCGCTCTAGCCTTAGTCCAGAACTGAGATATTGTAAGACCGCCCTTTGGTACACGACCGCTACGAGAAACCAACTTATCGGAAATTACATCTGCCTTGTAAGCACCAAAGCAAGGTGACTCGATGAAATGACCGCCAATAGGGAGTAATGATAACCACAAATACGGAATACCTGTAACCGCATCAGTCTTTACGAGATAGTACAGACGAGGAGAGTGGAACATGATATTGCCCTTTGTCTCATCAACAGTTGTACCATCAGCAAAATAGTTACTGTTTGTCTTAGACAACTTAGCCAAACGACCATCCTGTGTAAGGAGATAGCGACCCGTTGTATCTTTGTACTGCGCCCACATGTCAAGGTTGCCGACACGACCCCATTCTGGGCTTGTCTTAGATGATGGAGACTGATAGATAGGAACACCCCAAGCGTATTGTGAGAGGTTGAGCGAACCTGCTTGAATAGCATTCATGAAGTCCTTTACGGAGATTCTTTTAATAGAACCGCCTATCTCAACCATAACATAATTAGATGCAAGTATTGAGTTTACCGCACCAACCTTTGCTAAATCTGCTGCCATAATAATAATCTTTTATCTATTTATAAATTAATTAAACATATAAGTTTCGCCATCGGAATTTGTATATACGTTTCCATCCTTATCCGTGGCATCTTGCAACGCACCCTTGAATGATGCATCATACATGACATGAATACCATCATTAATTGTTTCGCCAACTCCTGTTTCCTCGATGTTGTACAGAACTGTACTTCCTACATTCCAATGCTTCTCTGTAGTGGCATTGTTATTAACATCTGTAGCTAAGGTAAACCATCGAATATCAAGAACAGATTCAGGGCATTCAAGCTCGTTCTTATCAATAAGAATGAGAGCTTTGTGAGATTTCGTTTTATCATCGTGATATATTGCTGTCAGATTGAGGACTTCCGCAACATACTCTTGATAAGTTCGGTTGAATGAAATCTGTTTCTGTGCCACAACATTGTTCTTCACAAGCACTCTTATCACGTAATCAGCAGCATTGATTGCTCTTAGGTCAAACTTAACTTCATTAGTCGTTACTTCTATAACCTCAGAGAATCCACTAGATACATCAACAAGCGAAGTGGCACTTACTACTTTGAATACCTTGATAGTGAATCCTGTCTTTACCTCTTTTGTGCCCTTGAATACGTGAAGAGGAATGGAACGTTCGTACTGATTACCATCATAACAAGCATTTCGCTCATCATTGCTGAATGCAATCAATTCATGTGCGACCTTGTATTCGTACAGAGCAAGCTTGTCAAGGAATGGATTGTATGAAATCTTATCAGTATTACCGAACGACAGACCATAGGAATCTTCAGTCTTGTTGTATGTACTCAGCACCAATTCCTCGGTATTGACCTTCAATCTTGCTTGCAGACGATGGTCTGGAATGACTGCCGAGAAAGTCAATGAACATTTTTCCTCACGTGTAAGGTTGCGCTTGACTTTCAAAGCACCTCTCATGCTTCCGTCTTGCAGAATCTCATACTTGCCTCTCCATGACGCAATTGTGGTAATATCAACACCATTAACTTTCCACACCATTTCGTCAAGAATGCTGTTGCATTGCTTGTTAGCCCATGAGTTGTCTGATGCCCAAGCCGTGATGTCGGGATAAATCACCGTAGGTGTAATCTCTCGGTTAGGCTCATACTCACCTGTATCAGTATTATAGACCTGAGTAGCAGGGCTATTATCTGTAATACAAGTAAGCTTCTGGCTCACATCAAGTGGCTCATACTTTCTTGGTATAAAATTATCTTTACTTCTCATGACTTATCTAATTAATGTTAGTATCATCACCAGTCTCAGAAGCAGGTGCTGGCTTCTCTGTACAAGTAGCAGTTCCTTCGATATGCCCATCTTTTTTATCCTCGAAATACGAAGCTTCTATCACTGCTTTCTCTGTATCAAAGGTATGTAACTTCTTCGTGTAATCGTGATTGTAAAGGATGTGACTCCATGTACATTGGTAATTCGCAAGATTGAGGGCTGCCGCCGTCCTGTTATTGATGATAGATGGAGTAGCCGTAACATTTCCTGTTCTTCCGAGAGAACCAGAAATAGAATATACAATCTTATAGATGTCACCCGTATCAGAGATGGATATTGCTGCCGTAGAACAAGAGCTAGAAGCAACAACACCATTTGTTACCTGATAGAACTCTGCTAAGAACAACTCCTCGCTATCAATATCAGCACGTGTTACAGCCAATGTCTTGCCATCCTTACCAGTCATATACACGCCATTCTTGTACCACTTACAAGTATAACCATCAATCCAAGAAGAGCCATTTGACAACTTTGTTGCAAGCGTTGTCTCGGTTACGCTCTCACTGAGCTGACCTGGATTTGCAACAACGAATCCTTGGAATGCCGATGCGGAAGAACGCTGAATGAGAATATCAATAGCCTTCTTCTGAGGATAGTTAACTCCATCAAGGTCTGCTACACCCTCGTATCTCAATGTATCATTCGATAAGTTGTTTACACTCGCCAAGTTCTTCACAATCTTAATTGTTCCGTCAGTGACTTTATACTTGAATCGTTCAAGTGTCTGCTCTGTAGCCCAACCATTATTAGCAGCTCCGAAGATGATAAGAGAGCCATTATAATACCACTTATGCTCTGTAAGATTCAGCTCTCCATTCATTGCGCTGGAGCAAACTGGCTTGACAGTTGGCTGACTACTTTCGTTTGTCTCCCAATCAGGGAACACATTGCTAGGGTTGTCTGGGTCAATAGACTGATACAGAGGGTTATCACCTAGCTCCAAGTAAAAATAAAGAGTATCACCATTGATGATACGTGAGATTACATTCGAACCTCTTGCTACAAAACCACCCATATTGTGTTATTTACAAATTGTTAATAAAATCCTTTACTCCATCTTCGGTCATGATATTACCTTTGATGTTTGCCGCTTTCTCTTCCAAACTATTGCCTTCAATGGCTGTGCAGAAAGTTACTTCTTTCTCGTTCAGAATTATTAGTGCCCCTAACACTCTGTGCGTGATGGGGTCGAATCCATAGTTGCTTGCTACAACTTTATCACAAATGATATATTTCATAATCTTGTCATTTAAATTATTGTTACTATGTGAAAGTAAGTTTCTCTTGTGCGAGCTGCTTCTTATCATCACCTATAGCTGTCACAGTGAAGATTACCTTTCTTCCTTTGCCGAAATCATCAACTGAAACATCTTGCGAGCATATAAGTGAAATCGTACCATTAAAGTTCTTTACCTTATCTCTCAACTCCCATGCAGAATCACTAACGGAATCATCGCTTTTACGCTCGATTTTCCATTTCTTTACGCATGATGTCAAGTCTTCGATACCACGATATACCTTGCATCTGATTTCCCCTTCTCTGCCGTAGGCAAATCCTTGCTGAAAGTCATGCTCGAAATAAATCTCTACAGGAATTATCTCTGTCATAGCTTTCCAATAGCTGGAATCAGCAGTAGGTTCTTCCGTTGTGGTCTGACCGTCTGAAACGATACATAGCCACATCGTGCCATGCCAACTTACTTGGTCGTAGTAGTCGTATTCCGTACCTTCCTTCCAATCGCCACGATAGATAGGTGTCCAAATCTTCTCGCCGTCAACGGTCGTCAAGTGGTAATATTTCGACACGATGTTGATGCCGTTGAATCCTACATCGAAGATGGATTTACCTTTGAGGGAGTATGAGTTTATACCTCTGTACATTGTGAACTTCGGTGCGGAATCTCCTTCGGTCTCCATCATCAGCAGATGTTGGCGGCTTGTATTGGTCTTGTTGCCCATGAGGACGATTGTATCACCTGCGGCAGGGTTATCCGAGCCTTCCATGCTGTTGTCTTTGGCTATCTGAATCCAAGCGAACTTCTTGCCGTCATAGAGTTCGTGACCTTCATCATCGGTAATTGCCTCGTTCTCGGTTGATACATTTGTGACAAGTCTCCAATAATCTTTATTGCTGACATTCTCATATACACCCGATGCTATATTGAACGTCTTGCAGCGCACTTGGTCGTCCACCTTGAATGAATTGATTGTTGCGGTCGTTCCATCATCGGCTAAGAGATAGCATTTCCAGCCAATCAGCTCATTCGTTGTCTCGCTATATACTTCCTTGATGTAGCTTATCTTGCCAGCAGCAGGGGAGAGGACAATGTTACCTCCAACGTAGCTGAGTTCCCGAATAACAAGAGTGTTGAAGATAGCCTTACCCCACACGATTAAATCCGTAAGCAACATCTGATACTTACCATCGCTTCTCTGCTTGATAGCGAAACCTCTCTGCTCAGATTCGTTGAAATCGAGTGACTTCAAGAGATTCAGTAGGACACTAGAGAGGATAGCGTTGCCGTTGCCGTCTATGCTATAGTTGTTTCCGTTGCCAAGGAGGAATCCGTTAAGGAACTTCTGCACTTTCTCAAAGGTGATAGTACCCTTTGCGATGTCATCTTTTATCTTTGAGATGAAGTGTTTACTTCCCTCTGTCGCAACCTGATTCTTGACCTGTGTAGTTGTCAAGCCTGCACCAGTTCCTCCGTTTCCATTTTGGAGCGAGGAAATCTGTTGCTGGATCTTCTGGATAGTTCCAACTTCCTTATCCTCTCGAAGAGTTATATCGTAGGTCGGAATCTTGCCATCGTCTTCCTTGATTATAAGCCGATCGATGGAAATTGTTCCGCCGATCCTGAGGTCAGTATCCTCAAACTCCATCAGATCGCCAGCTTTGAGCGTATCATGAAGGCTCTTAATGACTCCTGTATCGTCCGCCTGCGCTTGGTCATGCTGCCTTGCCATGAAAAGTTCATCTACCTTCGGCTGATAGACGTATCTTGTGTAGTCGTTCTTGTCAATGAGCGCTATGGCATACTTAAGAAGCTTCAGTGATGCGGCATTAACATATGAATCAGGAAGGGTGATGCCGGTAAGAACGAAATGATCGCCTTTCTTGATAGGGTAATCCCTGTAAGGAAACCACAAGTCCAGTGCATCATCAGGGTCTCGCTCAATAGTGAGCCTCCATCGCCCATCAACCTTGGTTGAGGATGCTACCTTGAACGTTCGGCCACCGCACATACCGTCCTTCATAGAGATGGAGAAATCATTATCCGCAAGGTCTTTAATATCAAAGTCGATAGCCTTATTGAGGTATATATCGACATTATTCGGACCAGGGTCGCCATCATATCTGCCATCATCATCAGGAGCAACACCCTCGTCAATCTCATCCACACGCACGCCACCGATTTCCATCTCTTCGATGGTAGGGTAGATTTCTACGACTCCATTCGTCTTATCATCGGTATCGAAGAACTGCGATGCCGAACGGAGGCCAATCTGTTCGATGTTCACAGAATCGATGTATGGCCTATGTGGATCAGTAGAGAATTTGTGTTGCTTCCCGGTAGGGTTTACATACTTCTTCTCTTCATCTGTTAGCGAATCATAGAAGTCACTCAGCGATACATGAGGAAATCCTGGCAGCATAAGTCTGTTGATGGACATATTGTTCGGGAGATTCTCTGCATACTCCTTCATGGATGACGGAATGACCTTCTTATTGAGACCTGACGTGATGTACATCTTCGTGTTTCCGGCCTTGACCTGCGCAATGAATGCGTCAAGTTTCTCTTTCGATTCCTCGTCTCCACTATCAGTCTGTGTGCCCTTCAGCTCAGAGTAAAACTTGCACTTGTTAGAGTTATACACCTGCGTCACATAGCCGGTGATGACAGTCTGAAAATCAAACGTTACCTGAAGAACCCAACCGAAAGACTGCTCCTGAGACTCGCCGGAAACGACGAATTTCCTCTTGTTCTTGAAATAAGTCTCTATATAGTCGACATCCAGTTCAAGCTCGACATTCGTGCTCGCTCCGACGACTTTCGTGATATTCGCCACGTACTTGACACCTAGGTCAGCATAGTAGTGAGAAGGAAGATTCTTCTCGGAACCATAGGCTCTGAGCCTTGTTATGATGCTCTGTTCCGAGTCGGCATTCTGCACAATCTCATATAATCCTTCACCGAGGCCGTACTTGAACATGTGCCCGGCCTGCACCCCCGCAGTACCGACATAGATGTTTCTTCCTCTGACTATGAAGTTTACATCCCACTTCTCGTTCACGAGCGCAAGAGCATCCCAGCATTTCTTAGAGTCGATGGTGATGGACATTGATTCGATGACGTTATCGTTGGTTTCCTTACCGTAAACCAACATCCACTCGCTTTTCAGGGCTCCACGCTGCACGGAACGCTCCATGTTCCTGGAGTAAATCTTCCAAAGACCCTTACCAATCTGCTCGTCGAGGTTCGCCTGAATCCTGTCGAGCAAATCATCCAGAGTCTGTACGTAGAACGGGAATTTTGGCAGGGCAGTGTAGTGGAGTTCGTTGTCGTTCAATACCACATCGAGGAACTCAGCCCTAGAAAGTTCATCCTGCAACGCATTGAACTTTACGCTGTCATATACGAAGCCCTCTCCGTATGTGTCGGGTCTGGCCTGCTTATCTTTGCCCGGCTCGTAGTTGAGCTCAAACCTCTCGCCACGATAGACAATATAGTCGCCTATCTGAAAGTTGATAGGAACTTCATGCTTGAAATTGATAGTCACGAAGCACTCACCCATCCAAGAATCGGAGTATTCCAATCCATGAACGGTTATCTGCTCTCCGTTAACGTCTGTCAGCTTAGAGCCATCCTTATGATAAATATTCCAAGTGCTCATGTTGTGCTATCCTAAATTTGAAATCCTGTCCTGTGCGTCCATAATTGGCTTGATGTCAGTAACAGGGTCATTAATCTTGAAAGTAATAGAGAGGACTAGCAAGTCCTCGTTGCCCGGATATCTGTACAGGTCCGGATCAATGCTCTTCAGTCTCACATGCTGCCTTCCAACCCTGTTGAAGTCGCAGTACAGTTTCATCATGCCAGACTTACGGAGATAGTCGATGAAAGCCTTACACTTCTCGTTTGCGCCGAAGGCATTACCCTTGAACAGGAACTTTACCTTGTTCTCGTATGCCGCCATATAGAGGCCATCCTTGCCAATATACTCGTCGTCACCATGCTCGTCGTGCCATTCCCTTTTCACAGGTTCCTTGACAGAATCGCAAGGCTTGAACGGACTCTCGCTAACGTACATACCGAAGTCGGCGATGGAGTCCTTCACCTCGTTCCCATCGCCTTCCTTCTGCATGTATATCCTGAAATAATCTTTCATACCTAAAATCAACTATTTGTAATTGCAAATATACAAAATAATACATAAATATGCAAGTAAGTATGTATAAAAATACATAAATTAACACGTACTCTCATAGGCTAGAATAAAAAGGGTATGAGAGTTACCCCATACCCTTAGTCGTTATTTCATCTTCAAAGACTTCGTTCCGTTAAGAACTCTGTTGAAGTTGTCATTGTACTCCGTAAAGATACTTTCGATTCTCTCGGCAGCATCCGCATTTCGAAGTGTATTCCGAGCAATCGCATTGAGCTGTGTTAACTGAGATTTTGCAATCTCGCTCATCTCTGGATAGTACTTAGCCTGCTCGGCTCTCATAACAGAGCAATCGAGCCTGATTGCGTTGAGGTAGGAGGCGATCAAGTCTCCGGTCTCCTCGGTAATACTCTTGACTGAGTTTCTTGAAGAGGAGCTGCTGTTGTCAGACCATCCATATTCTTTCTTAAGATAGTCACGGGTAGCTTCTATCTGCTTTGAGAGTTCATCTGTGCTGTTCTTTATGTCGGCATACTCGGCTCCTGTGTATTCTGAAATGACATTTCCGTCGGAATTCTTAATCTTGTCACTATTCTCTGCGTACCCCTGAGCCTTCTTCAAAAGAGCCTTAATCTTGTCTCCGTAGATATTCTCAATCATCGAGTTCAAGATGGTCTTCTTCAGATTCTCCTCGAAATGATCAACAAGACTGTCTGACGTGTTTGCCATAGTTGACATCGCGTCACCCCAGGAAGACACCAAGTCCGAGAACTTATTGCCGGTAAGCTTCTCTGTAATAGCCTCAACCATATCGTCAGCCTTCTCTCCATATTGAATGAGCTTTTCCAGGTAATCCCTAAAGTCAGAGTCCATGTTAGCCCAAAGACCGGTGTAGTTCTTCTTGATTTCGGAAAGAGTATCGGCATTCATGTTGAGCATATCTTCCATGCCGTTGAACTGAACGTCATACTTCGAAGATATATCTCCTGCAACATCACGCCAATTCTGTCCGTTATACTTGTACGAACCCTTCCACATTCGATACCAGATGGAGTGGGAGCCTGCCGAAGAACCTGAATTGAGTCTATCCTTTGCGATAATCTTGGTCTGCTCTATCTCGGCCTTAAGCATTTCCTGAGCCTCCTTGGATGCCTTTATAGCCTCAGTACCCCAATGGATATTCATATACTCAGTCTTCTTCGAGATGAGTGAATCCCAAATGGAGGTAAGGTTGTCGTACTCAGCCTTCGCCTTTTCGTAGCTGCTGTAGTCTGCGCCAAATGCCTTGATGAGCGAACTTCCAACACTCAGGGCTGCTGCCGCTGCCGCTCCGTAAGGACCTGCCGACCCGAGGCCAAGAGCGCTTAAACCGCCAGATACATTGGCAGCTGCGCTAAATGCGTTGGAAGCACCTCCTGCAATCTGGCCGAGGATAGAATTCTGCTCGCCAAGAGCCTCAAACAGGTTAATGACTGGATCCATGATGTTTGATAAAGCCTGCATCTTTCCCGATAGAGAAGCAATAGCCTTTGAGGAATCATTGTATGCTCCCTTCTTGCTATTCTCTAAGTCAGCATTGCTATACCATTTACCCGCTATCAGTCCGGTCTTCTTTGCCTGGGCATCTGAGATATTAATTCCTGAAGCACCAATCTTCCTGTTACTTTTAAGAATATCTCCGATTGCATTTCCCCTACGTACACCTCCAAATACAGATGGTAGTGGATTTCTGTCAATCTGTTCATTTCTCAGCTTATCCAATGCATCACGCAACTGCTTAACAACTTCGATCGAAAGTCCTGTAGTTCTAGAAAACTCATCGATATTGCTAATCATTGTGTTGATAGTAGCGGAAGACACCCTGTCGAGGTCGTCGAAGATAGCAACCCAATCAGATTCCTGCTTGAACTGTTCAAACTGGAGCTTTGCCAAATTCTCATTGTGAGTCTTTGTGGCCCCCTCACTGGCTCTCTCCCTCATCTGTGGGTCTTCTATTCCCTTGATGAGTTCGAGCTGATTCTCGTATTTGCGATTCTCATCCTCAATCTGCTGAGCGATGGTTGCATTCTTCTCAATCAAGCTAGCCATCAGGTCGATGGTCTCCTTCTTAATTCTCTTTGTCTCCTCAACCCATGCCTTGTATATGACAGATGCATCCTCGCTCTCCTCGCCAATGTATTTTCTAAAGTCGCTCTCGCTCATACCAAGAACATCCTCGGCACTGAGATTTTCGCCAGTTCTCTGATTGTGGTCTTTTACGGCCCATCCCATCTGTTCTTTCAGGTAATCCTGGTAAGTTCCAGACTGGGTGTGCCCGAAAGCGAGCATTGCGGCTCCGTTATTGTTGCCTGTCAGTTCATATATTTTCTTATAGGTCTCGTACTGCTCGGAAATAATATTCAGCTGTTTTGACAGCTGGTTATTTGCCGACCTGATACGATCTTCCTCTGCACTCCTATTCTTGGCGTGGATGCCCGCAAGCTGGTCCTCCTTGTACTCTCTTCTCTTTTGTGTTGATGACGGAACGCGCTTCATCAGCTCTTCAATGGAGAGACCGTAAGTTCCAGGATCAGAAAGCCCCCATGATAATACGGAGTTCCTAAACTCTTTATCGCTCTTCATCTGAATCATGGCTCCTTCATCTCCGTACAACTTTCTGTACTTTTCGAGTTCGGAGTAGAACTTCTTGTAAAGCTCGATACGCTTCCTCAGAGTTTCGAGTTCTTTATCCTCCTGGTTTCCGGTATTCCTATTTCTACTCTTAGGAACCTTATTGGACTTCTTTCCGCTTCCGTCATAGTCGTAATAAAGCAAATCTTTCGCGGCTTGCTTTACTGTCTGCCAAGCCGTATAGAGTTCACCGGCATTCTTTGCTTTAGAAGCCTTAGCAGAAAGATACTCGTTCTTGGCTTTATCAATATCAGACTGCGCTGCATTTCTAGCGGAATACCAGCTATCCTCTTTGCCCCACTTTTCTGCAAACGCTTTGTACTTTCCTGATGTCTCGCTCATAATGAGACCGCTATATCTGCTTGGTATTCTTTTCACCAGCTCACTCTGCAAGTTATTCAGCTTTCCACCACCATCAAGAACGAGTCTGATAACAGCCTGGAAGTTTGACGCAGCAAGCATATTCTGAAGAGTACGTTCCAGTTCCGGATATTGTCTGATAAGGCCGTTCTTGGCATCATTCATCAGCTCCTTCACCTTCGCCTTCTCCGCGTCGTTAAGTGGAATACTTGCCTTTATCTTCTCGCCAATCATCGGGAAAGACTTGTCGATAAGGGAGGTCAAGCTGTTGGATACCTCTGACTGTAGCCATGCGCTCTTATCTCCGCATCCGAACGCCTGCAAAATAGAAGTCCTCATAATATCAGCCTTGTCCTCAGGAACACCTATTGAAGAGAATATACCGCTCATAGCCTGCATGGCAGCCTCTCGCATTTTTTCATCTTTTCCGATATCTCCGAACTTCTTTTCAAGCTTCTTCTTTAGCGACTCTATATAGTCGTCGTATGCCTTTTCATTAGCATACAACTCCTTATCTCCCGCGGAAGCGTCAGAAGCCATAGCTGCTACACGCATCTCTTCTCTCTTCTTGAAGGCATCAATAACATCTTCCGTTGCATCACTCAAATCCGAATAATAGCCTCTGTTGCTGAGCTTTGTGTTCGCAATGTCATTTGCCTCCTTAAGAAGTTTTATTTCATTTTCAAGATATTGCAGCCTCTTCTTGTGATCATTCTCCTCGTTCGCCGTCATCAACATATTCTTGTAACTATAAGGGGCGAGTTCTTTCAACTTTTCCTTGTAGCTGTCAATCATATTGTCGATTTCCTTGGTATCACCGCCCGAGATAGCAGCAGATACATTGTTGTCACGCAAGAAATCGCTGATTTGCTTGTTCTTGTCGGCAATCTCGTCCTGGGTCTGCTTTATCTTCTGACTCAACGCTTGATACTCGCTGATAGCGTAGGTAACACCAAACGTAAGACCGCTTATGACAAGACCAGGAAGTCCACCGATTGCAGACCAAATAGTAGTACCGAGTGCTTTTATTCCCGTACCTATAATACGGAAAGAAGCCATAAAGGAAGCCGCGAATCCAGGCCATACGTTTTTCAGGGAAGAGAACATGGATGAAGCGGTCATAGAGCGCATTGTGACCAGTGTACGCAGCATTTCCATCCTAATAGTCTTCTCGCCGGTCTGTCTCAGCACGATACCTCTATATATGTTATATTGCTCGGCGGTGATTTTGCCCGACAATCGCAACTGATTTAGCTTCTCGGCTGTCAATGCTCTAGCATTAGCCAGCGCCCTAAGGTCTGCTCCTGTAATCTGATTCTTCGTTGCGAGAATCCTTTGCTCTATCTGTGTTAGAGCCTGACCCTGCAACACCTTATTTTGAATATTAGATGCGAGATTTGCCTTATTCGAAAGAAAGCCGGAAGCCGTATTGCCTGCCGCCATCTTCTTGAATGCGTAGCCGGCGAATATTGCGCCTATAGGCATCGCAAGAGTGTGCAGGGACTGAACCAAAGCTGTTGCTCCATCAAGGGCGGTCTTGAAGAACTTACCAACGAGCGCATCACCACTTGCAAACTCGGCAAGCATGATCTCCCAGGCATCCTTCAGCTTATTATAGCGACCGAGCAGAGTCTCACTCAGAACCTGCTGCATGTTGTAGAACTGACCGCCTGCATCTGTCATCTGCCAGAAGATAGACTTCACATCATCGAAGCTTACCTCTCGGTTAGAGATACGAGTTTTAATCTCTGATGTTGAGACATTTCGACCCTCTTGCTTAGAGTAGAACTGTGAGAGCTTGTCAAGCAAAGGAATGCCGGCATAGGCAATCTGGCGAAGCTCCTTTCCATCGAGCCAACCACGAGCCTGGACCTGACCGAATGCCAATGCGATACGGTCAAAGCTAACACCGAGACCAGAAGACATATCCGCAAGCCTCTTGGTTGTGTCATAGAGCTGGTCGTACTCAACTCCATACGCAGCCAACTGCTTAACGTCTCGGTTCAACTCAGAGAACGTAAATGGCGAATTAAGAGCGAGTTCCTTAATCTGATTGAACATTGTGTTCGCATTCTGCATATCACCAAGGATGGACTGGAGGGCAATATGTTGCTTCTCCATCTCGCCACCAGTGGTAATGATGCTCATAGCAAACTGTTGAGCACCGAACACAAGACCTCCCTGCAAGAAAAGTGACTTCAAATCCTGTATGGTTGAATTCAGCTTTCCTGCATGACTGTTGGCTCTCTCGAAGCCGCGGACCAAATCAGACTGAACCTTTGCAGCCGTCTGAGCAATCTCCTGCTGACGCTTCTGTTCGAGCTCAATACCCTTCTGTACCTCCCTGTTGGACTTTTCGTACTCAGCGGCAACACGATTAGCAAGCTGCACTTCTCTTCCGTTTCCTATCTGACCAATAGAACCGAGAGCATCCTTATCCTTGCCCTCAAGACGCTTCCTTGCGGTTTCGAGCAGGTTGATAGAATCTATAACCTTATAAATCTGCTGGTTTATCTCGTCCGTATTGATGCCGAGCATCTTTGCTGTAAACCTTGCAGACTTCAATCTGTTAAGGGCATCAGACAGAGAATTGATTCGCTGGGTAGAAATACCAATTTCTCTTTGTCGCTGCTTCTCGGCTGCGGCATCTTCCTGTTTTGCCTTGGCTGCGTCTCTTGTAGCCTGAGCTTCAGCCTTCCTGTTTGCCTTATCTTGTGCAGAGTTTAAATCTTTCTGTGCGTTGGTTGCGTTAATGAGGCTTGATGAAAGTTTGTTAACTTCCTCCGCATACAACGAATAGGAAGGCCTGCCACCTTTACCCATAAGGGCAATGTTAGCATCTTCAATCCTTTTCTTAAGCTCGGTCGCATTGGAAAGGGCTTTCTCCAGGGCGCTTGTGTTTACACCGAGTTCAAGTCCCCTCATGCCGGCACGCTCGCCTCTACCGATAGCAAGAGACATAGTAGCATAGAGCTTAGACATTCTTGCAGTGTCAGTCTCGATTCTCTTTCTTTCTGCCTCAGATTGCCTCTTTCTCTCGTCAGAAGCTTTCTTGTCTGCCTTAATCTTGGCTTCCTGAAGCTCCATGTAGCGCTTTGCGTAGTCTGACAACGCCTTCAGCTCTTCATCCTGTGCTTTCTTTGCAGCATCTCTCTGACGCCTCTGGCGATCATACTCTTCTGCCGCAGCTTTCTCCTGCGCAATAACTTTTCCCTTCTCTCGTCCGTATGCCTGTGTTGCGGCGGTTGCTTTCGTCATCTCAACGAGAACGTCAGAGATCAGGTTTCGCATCTGAGCTGCGTCGGTCAGCATCGTAGGGTTAAGTTTTGCAGCATTTAGACGGGTAAGGATATTGTCAAGCTCGGAAATACTTCCGGTTAGCATAGACGTGCTGTAACCCTTCTGTGTTCCTTCCGACATCAAATCTCGCATCTTGGCAAGCTTCTCTGTCACACGGGCAATATCTGCCTCAACCTTTGCTGCACCACCAGTGAAAGCAGAGAGAGGGTTGTCCTTTTTGAATGTAGAGATAATGTCCTGAACGTCCTTTTTTGCCATTCCAAGTACTTTCGTGATGCTACTAAGGATGTTTGAGTCGTCAACACCACCACTATGGATAAGACTGATAATGGATTCTCTTAACTCGTTCAGAGATTTCTTTGCGTTATCAAGGCTCTTTGTATCGACGTTAGGGTTCTCTGCCTTTGTATTGCTAATCTTCTTCTCCTGGATATTTATATCCTGAAGCAGCTTGATATATGCAAGAGCATTCGAAATCCTATTCTGCCAAGCCTTTACTCTATCGGCATCGTCCTCATTCTTGGACATTCTCTGTAATTCAGAGTTTATAGTTCCAAACAGGCTAGCAATCTTTGTCAGGTTGCCAGCTCCGAGGAACTTTCCAGTAAGAATGTTTGTATCGTTAATACCGGATCCCTTCAGTATCTTGGCGATATTAGCGATGCCCTTTGTGTTCTTTTCGATATATTCATTCGCTTCTCGGAAAATCTTAGAGAAGTTATTTCCGTTTACCTGATTAAGACTGGCGACAAGCTCCTCACCACGCTTCTTTGCATCCTGCGTGGCTTGATCGACACCCTTCATTCCATTCACTATTTTCTGAAGGGTCTTCGACATCTCATCCTTGATACCAAGGGAGATAAACAAGTCACCTAAATTTCCACCTGCCATATCCTGAATATTTTAAAATTAGAGTTTATTGTTTAAGTAATCAGCAAGACTTATCTTCTTGCCAACGAGGCTTCCCTCATTCTTCTTTTTCTCCATCCACCTGTCGTAGAGGTCATCCATCTCCTTCTTGGTGTGCTTCTTTGGACCACCTTCCTTCTTGGTCTTAGGATAGACAACAAGAGGCTGGTCTGCAACCATGAGGTCAATCTGCGCCGATGAATAGCCCCACCAGTAGTCATAGGCTGCGATGAAGTACTTGCGCTGAAAGAGGAAACCGAACTTCTCTGCTAGTGAGAAGGCTGCTCCCCAGCTTGTTCTGCTTGGATAGCTCTTGCTTCGCTCCTCGTCATCGTCATCATCACGTCCGTCATCCCGGTCGCTAATATGGTAGCCAGTGAGAATGCGTTCGATGGAATTTTTTTTTTAGAAACATCGAGGACCCTCAGAACCTCGGCCACATCCACATCCTTGATGTAGTAGAGCCAACGCCAGTAGATCCAATACAGGAATCGAATCTTCCAGATGTTGTTGAGGAGGATGCAGACGCAAATCTTGACGTTGCGTTTCCATTCGTTCTTCTCCTTAGCCCTGATATGAGAACACCTGCTCATGGTTCCCTTGCGAAGCCAGCCGAGTTTGTGCTTCTTTCCACGGAACACGAACTCGGTAGGCTCGTCGTGCAGTACGCTGTCGAGCAACTCCTGTAAGTCCACCGAAGGCTGCTCAATTTTCTTTTCTTCTGCCATGATTGTATGCTATAAAAAATGAGATAGGGCGGCACGGCTGTTGACTAGCCTGCCGCCCTACGGTTTGTTATCCTGAATCTAATTACCTAAAGAAGCCTTACACGTCGCCAGCTGTTGTGCCCTTAGTAAGCCAAGCGATACTGCGCTTACCTGCACCCTCGATAGAACCAGAGAACTTGAATGCAACCGGCTCTGTACCTGAGTTGTCCCACTGCAAGGTAGCGTAGAGAGCGATATTGGTGATAACCATGAGGTTTTCCTTCTCGTCATCAACGATGACGATAGTACCCTTGATCTTGAACTTCTTAGGCTCAACAGCAATACCTGTAAAGCCGGTAGTAGCGTCGAGAGTAGCATCGCCAGTACCCTTCAGAGTAACCTTGGTCAGCTCTGTGATAGCGTCCTCGCCGAACATAATTGTCAGCAAGTCCTTTGCCTTTGAAGGAACAACGAACTCTACATTGAAGTCGCCGAGCTCTGCGGTAGTTGCCCAGTCACCAGCAAGACCGATAACCTTGTAGTGGTTGATGGTTGGGTCATCCATAGTCGCCTTCAGCGAGTCAACGGTAACCGGAAGCTCGACCTCTGGGGTGATGTCAACTGTAGCCTTGCTCAAATCGGTAATAGCCTTTGAGTAGAGCAGAGTCTTAGGACCATTGAAAATGTCCTTCATCTTGTCAATAGTTGTCATAGCCATAATCTAAAATATTTTAAATTGTTATACCTGAATACTTATCTAGTACGTAACCTTCCCTGTATGATCGTCACGGAAAAACCTGCGCCGTCGTCAGCCTGGATAGCAACGTTCGGCCTGGTAACGATGATGTTGTCTGTGGAAATCGGGAATCTTTCGAGGACCGCCTTGACCTTCCCACTCATTTCCGACGGACTGAATCCGTTCGGGTTCGCCGAGGAAGCCTTATCTCTTACATACACCTCTATCTGAATAGTAGTGGTATAGTAGTTGTAGGATCCATCGTAGTTCATCTCGTTGTTCCTGATAGTGTACGGAACACTTACGACGATGTAGCTGCCTATTTTGGTATCCACAGCCTTTGGACGATTCCTTGGGTACACCTTGTCGCATATACCCTTTACGGCGTTTCCTAAGTCGAAATATATCTGCTTGATATCTACCATAGCTTACAGTTTGTTAAAAGTTGAACTATTGGCGTACACTACGCAGGCATCGAACATGTCAGGAAGAGATTCGTATGTATTGTAAACAGTCTCGAAGATTCTGTTTTCCTTATCGAATACTGCATATTCAACAGGACATATCGCAACGAGTGCCCAGTCTTTCCCGGTAGATTTCACCTTTCCGATACGTCCGTATAGAAGGTTTGGACCCCACTGGTGACCGCCACCGACTGAACCGGTGTAGCCCTTGTTCTCGCCTCCGTCGTAGTAGAACGGGAGGTTATATTTTTCTCCCTCCGCCAGGGTAACTCTCGTTGGAGCCTTTTCACCCTTTGAGGCACGCACCATATAAACGAGCTTTCCTTTATAGTACACTGATGCGTAGAACGAGGTGTAGGCATTACCGGTGATGTTATAGAACGTTCTGTTCTCCTTGAAATAATTGACAGTTCTATGCGCAAGTTCCTGCATAATCGCAAGCATCTTGTCATACGCCAGCTTTTCGACCCTTGGCTTAATCTGATGCTCGAACTGCGCTCCGAGAGACAGACGCTTTCCGCTAAAGTATTTCGCCATAATCTAAACCCTTGTTAAGTTCCAATACACGACGGTTCTGTTGTTATCCGGCTCGCAGTCCTTGACCATACCTACCTCGGTATTGTTGCCGACAGTGGAGTAGATGGTGTCGCCGTCAAGAGGACATCTGTCAGCATCCCATTCGTCATATCTGACCGGAATCGATGCCTTCCTCTTGTTCTGGTCGACATTCTTGTCTCCCTCTGTAGTGGTATCGGTGTAGCTGCGGCCTTCGCCATAGTAGAGAATGATTTCCTTGTCCTCACCAACTGGAGCATCATCATCGGCGAACGGGTCATCAGGGTCGGCCTTTCCGACGACCTTCCTCACGATCTTGATGATGTGAGGATATCTTGGGTTTCTGATGTTTTCCTTTTCCATACGCCTTATTTGATGATGTGAGGGAGAGGTTCTCCCCAAGGAGAATAATTCGCCCTCTTTACTCCGTGGGAGGTCACCCGGAAGGTGGACTTCTTCTTGAGCATCGAATCAGGCTCCAGCTCCGCATAGATAGCATTAGCCTCTGCCTTCATCTCGCTCCTGTCGTTGTCCGACATGTCGTAGCCACCTCCCGAATGAGTCCATCCGTTATCGGAATCGGAGGTGTTGTTCACCTTGCTCGGACCAAGAACAAACCATTTCAGCATGTCGGCATAGGCAAGTCTCACCTTGTCCTTGTCGCAGGCTTCGAGGTCGATGCCGTTTTCAAGCTCCCTGTCGTGCATGATGCCCAACAGAGCCTTCATCGGCATCTCGAACTTCACCTTATTAATAAGGTAGTCGTTCACAGTGTAAATGTTCATCTCCGAATCCATAGTCATACAATCTTGTTACGTTAAAGAATTAACCCTTCTTGGTAATGTCGATAATCCAACGGTAAGGAGAATCGAGCATGGCAGGAACAGAAGCGAGGAACAAGTCTGTCTTGAACTCCTGGAACATACCGTTCGCTGTAACCATGTTACGAAGCAAACCGAGGCGGTTGTTGGTCTGTGCCCAAGCAACATCCACGAGCTTGTTACCGAGAGTGTCGAAAATTCGCTTATCGAGAATTTCCTTGCGCATGAAACGCAAAGGCTTGCCAGCAGGGCGAAGAACGACTGTTCCGTCTGCCCAACCACGAATCTCGGTAACTGTACCATCGAAGCGCTTGTTGTGCTCAACCTCATCAACAATCTCGATAGGAGAAAGACCGTTGAGGTCAACAACAGACTTCAAGAACATTGCGTTGTTTGGACCGTAGTTCTGCAAAACTGCCACAAAGTTAGCGTTCGCCCAGCTCTTGTACAACTCAGCAATCTGCTTGTTCTTCAAGAACACGTTATTGTAGTCGTTCTTGGTCATCTGCCATACGAGAGGTACGCTGCGGTACTCAATATGGCTGTTGCGCCAATCCTCCTCAAATTTACGCATCTGCTCAAGCAAGTCGCAATTTGCATCGTTCCACGCAAGCGCACCCGCCTTTTTGAAGTTCTCCTTTGGAACCTTTGCGTCATACAGAGGCTCCTGGATACCACGACCAATCTTGTCGTAGTCGATGAAACCGGTCGAACTCAACTTGGCTGACATGTAGGTCATAGTCATGTCGAGTGAGTCGTACAATACCTGTACCTTGTCGAGGTAAGCATCAACCAGGTCAGCGTCGTTGCCGAACTCATCCTGGAGAAGCTTCATCTTGTGGTAACGCTCTGTCGCAGTCTCACGGAAGCCGTCAGCAGCGAAGTCTGGGATTGAAGCGGTGTACCACTCAATACCCTCGTGGTCGTTCTGATAGCCCTCGCCGAGAGGAGCACGGAGGTTCATCAAGGTTGCAGGGTTCAATGTACGTGTGCGAACCTTGAAGGTTGCATCACCATTGTTAGATGTAGGGGTGAGATTTGGATCAATGTCACCCTGTGTCAGATACCAGCCGTTGTTACAGCGAAGTACGCCGTCACGATTGACGAACTTCTGAAGGTAAGTGTTGTTACCCTTACCAGTGAAGAACTTCGCGAGCTGCTCGACACCAATATCAATTTTTGCCATAATCCTGAATCAATCTTTTTACGTTAGACAATAGGTTAAATGTGCCAGAACTCTGGGTAGAGTGACTTGTTCATCGCCTTAACGGCAGGAGGAACAGGACCCATGCGGTCAAGCCACATAACGCAGTCTGGATTCAACATACAGAAGTTGATGTTTGTACGAGGCTTGTGGTACTTGTCGCCGCCGGCATCGAAATAAGGGAAGTCATTGTCGTTCGGAGCAAAGCAGTTAGGGTTGGTTACCATTGGCAGCACGCTCGCGCCTGCCTTCTCTGCCTCAACCAGCACGTCGCCAGCGCTCAATGTTCCAAGCGTCTCCGAGAGGGTCAGCTTCCATACGTCGCCAGCCGATGTGTCGGTAGTTGCCTCCACGGCGGTCACGGTCACACCCTTTGCCTTTGTCTTGAAGTCCTTCTGACCGACCATGATGGTGTCGCCAGGGAACGGAATGTGAACGAAGCCGTTACGAACGATGTAGATGTCTGTGTCTGTAGCCGCAGTAGTAGCCTTTGCTACACCGTATGCCTTCAGAATCTTAATGGTAGCACCAGGACCTTCGTTGCCTGCTGTAAAGCCAAGGTCGTGCTCGATCAAGTCACCGGCATAAATCTTAGCCTGACCCTTGAATGGGTTGACAAGCTTACCACCAATAGGTGGGTGAACGAAGGCATTCTTGATGAGTGCCTCAAGGCCTGCAAACACGTATCGGGTTCCACCGACCTTACCTTCTGTCTGAACAATGGTTGCACCGTGGTTCAGCATACCACGAGTACCCATCTGTTCCATGTAGGAAATAGAAGTGTTGTCCATAATCTTTTTACCTTTTTTAAATTGTTATCCTGAAATTACTTCTTGTCTTCACCGCCGCCATATCTCTTCTTGCGACGCTCGGCAACCTCATCCATGAACTTGTCGTCGTCAGTAGAGCTTCCGCCACCAGATGATCGCTGTCCCTTTGCAGGAATACCGTTTTCACCGGTAGCCTCCTTGTACTCTGCGGTGTAGATCTTCTCAGCCTTAGAAACCAGGTCGTCGATGTCGGCATCTTCGTCCGGAATCTCCAGCTTTGCGATTGCAGCATTGAGGAAGTAGTTCTTCATTTCAAGGTTTGCCTTGTCGAACTTATCCTTCAAACCTGCCTTTACTGACTCGATGGTCGCCTTCCTTGCAGCCTTCTTGTCTCGTTCTGCGTTAGCTTCCTTGAGGGCTTTGATTTCTTTGAGAAGCTCATTGTACTTGTCGTCAGAACCGGTTTTGTCCTTGTCTTCCTCCTTGCGCTTGCGCTCCTCTTCCTCTTCCTTCTTCTTGCGCTCGGCTTCCTCCTTGCTCTTCTTGATCTCATCAGAGACGTTCTTGTGCAGGTTTCCGTCCATGCGCTTAAGGCGATTTGCTAACTTGGTAACCAACTTGGCATTTGCTGCCTCATCGTCACCGAAATCTTCCAAAACATCATCAAGTTCTTCATTGATGGTCTTCTGGCTAAGTGATTTGAACTTGGTGGTATCAGCCTCCTTGTTCACTAATGTTAAGAGTTCTTCTCTTGTCATGTTGTTGTTTTATTAAAAATGTTATCCTTGAAGTAGTTCTTCTACTTCGAAAATGTATAAATATACGTTTTAATACCGCAAATATACGAATAATTATGCAATTATACAAAAATATTGTGTATTTTTGCGTATAAAATGTATTTTTATGCAGAAAGATATTTATTCAGGATTAAAATTGGATAACGGAGAACCTGTATATACGCAAGAGTATATTCAGTCTCTACGAGACACCGACAAGAAGCATCCCGACAAGCTGAAGATTATAGCTCAGCGTGGCGGACAGGAGCGTATGCTGTCTATAGACGCTGATATTAAGATAGTTGGCGGCTCGCGAGGTGGCCCACTGGATGAAGACACTAGAGTGTTGACTACTAGAGGGTTCATTAAAATCAAGAATCTTAAATATGGTGACACCGTAATAGGACATGACGGTAAGGGGCACAGGGTATTAGGCCGAATTGATTATCCGGATAGAGATTGCTATGAAATTGAGCTATCAGACGGATCAAGTGTAGTATGCTCGGATGACCATATATGGAATGTGTCTATCGATGGCGACAGGAGGCTTATGCCGCATCTTGCCTGTGAGATAGCAAGTTACATCAATGAAGGCTACCATATCGCTATCCCTTGCGTAAAGCCTGTTGAGTTTGATGAAAGGTTCGGTCTAGCCTCTGTTGCGGAGAGAACTGAATCTTTAAGGCATATCATCGAAACATCAGGCAGGTTTTCTGGAAAATACTGGAAGAAGACTTTCAAGACAAGGAAGAAAGCATTCGATTTCAAGTATCTGGTTGATAGTCTCGGTTCTGTTTGCTACGTGAAGAGGAAGTCAAACAAGAAATGGGAGGTTAGATTCGATTACAGAAAGAAGGAATTAAAGAGGAGGATTGTCAGCTGTAAACCGGTCGGCAAGCGAAACTGCTGTTGCATCGCCGTTGAGAATCCAGACTCACTATTCGTTGTCGAGGACTTTATCGTCACCCACAACTCCAAGTCCTTCTCTTCCCTAATGGAAGTTCTGAAGGATATCAAGAACCCTGACTTCCATGCGACCATCCTGCGAAATGAGAAAGATGACTTACAGTCGCTGGTAACCGACTCTTATAAACTTTTCTCCCAATTTGGAACTTACAATAAGTCTCAAAATGATATGACCTGGAACTTCAATAACGGAGGATGGCTCAAATTCTCGTACTATGCTGGAGCCTATCAGGACTTCAAGACACGATTCCAGGGTCGCCAGTATGCCTATGTCTGCATCGATGAGGGTACTCAGTGCCCATACAAGAAGTTCAAGTACCTCTTGACCAACAACAGAAACGCAGCACATATCCGAAACCGCTTCTGGATTACATGTAACCCTGACCCGGAATCTTGGGTACGAAAGTTCATCGACTGGTGGGTTGACGAGAACGGCTACATCATACCGGAGCGAGACGGAGTTATCCGTTACTGCTTCATGGATGGTGATACACCGGACTCAATCTACTGGGGCGACACAAGAGAAGAGGTATACGAGCAGTGCAAGGGTATCATCGATAGCCTTTGGAAGGACAGCTACGAAGAGCTTGGATACACGAAGCTCGAAATGTTCATTAAGTCAGCAACGTTCATCCGTGCAGACGTATCAGAGAACATTAAGCTTATCTCCACCGATGCATCATATATCGCCAACCTTGCCCAGCAGGATGAGGAACAGCGTATGCGAGACCTGGAGGCTAACTGGAACTGGAAAGCTGCCGGCGATGACATGATCAAGATGGAAGACCTTGATGAAATCTACGACAATGCAGAACAGATAGGAGATGGAAAACGCAGAGCTTCTGCCGATATTGCTTTCACCGGCGGCGATAACTTCGTGATGTGGCTCTGGGAAGGATGGCACTGCAAAGACTTGGTTGTGCTGAGGCTGGACCCTAAGACGCTCGTTTCTGTAGTTGAGGCCAAGCTGAGAGAGTGGGGTGTCGAGGAATGTAACTTCACTTACGATATGCAGGGTATCGGTCAGTACTTTAAGGGATTCTTCAAGGATGCCGTCCCATTCAACAATCAGGCAGCACCTATCGCGAGGAATCATCAGGAAGAAGAAGGAATCAAATACCTATATAAGGATTTGAAGTCTCAGTGCGCATGGTTATTCTATAAGATGATAAAAGAGAAGCAGATTTCCATCGACTCGGCCCTGCTTGAAAGAAAGTATTCAGGAAACGGATTTGACAAGGTTCCTCTCAGACAGATTCTTCAGAAGGAGCGTAAGATGCTCAGACGTGACGAGAATAGCGATGATAGGGGATTCAAGCTATTACCTAAGAAGATTGCCAAGAAATATGTCGGTCACTCGCCTGACTTCTTTGAATCTTGGTTTTATGTAATGATATTCAGTTTAACAAAAAAGAAAAATAAAAAGGTAAAAGGATTATGGATGCTATCAAGGTAACAAATTTCAGAAAGATTCTCGTAAAGAAGCCTTTCTTTGAACTCACGCCAAAGGGGTACATGACCCACGATGGCTATTGCAGGAACGAGGTGTCCGATAACGAAGACCCGCAGATGCCGCAAGATACATTGTACAGAGTGATTAAGACTCAGAAGGACTTCCTTCGTGAGTTCTATCCTACGTCCCACAAAATCTTCGACAAGGATCTCTACCCTGACATCTGGAGAAAGAACCCGGAAGACGGGAAATGGTATGTCCAGGAGATTCAAAGAACGGCATTTGCTTTCCAGCAAGTTATTCTTACGAAGCACGTTCTCCACATGACAGGTAACGATATTCAGTTTGAGCTTGCCGGTGATCCTGAGATGAAGAAACAGGAAGAGTATATTAATCTCCTTGCCAAGTTCAAGAAGGGATGGTATATGCACGATATGGAGATTCGTCACTATGAGGCTGTAAGTTCGTACATGAAGGTTGCTGAGGCTGCTGTAGTCGGATTCTTCGACAAAAACAAGAAATTCGGTACTCGCACATTGGCTTTCGATAGAGGAGACACATTGTATCCTCAGTTCGACCCTCTTACTGGTGAACTCGTTGTGTTTGCTCGCAAGTATTACGACTTCGACGAGGAAGGTAATGAAAAGATTGAATGGGTAGAGGTGTGGGATGACAAGACATTCTACCGCTTCAAGAAGCAAGTTAACGAAGGCAAGGTCAAGGAGACTATCAAGAGAATTTCCAAGATATTCGGAATCGACGACTACACTTGCGTTGAAGAGAAAGCTCACGGCTTCCCATTTATCCCTGTTGCATACGTAAGAAACGATGACGGCCCATGTTGGTCTGCTGTACAGAAGAACATCGAGGACTACGAGGAAGCTTTCTCTTATCTCTGCGAGAACAACAAGGCTTACGCCTTCCCTATAATGAAGTTGAAGGGAGATGGTGACGACATTACCGTTGTTGGAGATACGAATGGTTCAGCTAAGATGATTCAGATTACAGATACGAATGGTGATGCCGACTTCATTAACGGAACAGACGCTTCCGATGCATTTGCGACACAGCTCAACAAGTCGTATGACCTCATTTATGAGCTTTCGTTCACAGTAAAGCCACCAGAGCTGAAGTCGGGTGACCTTCCGGGCGTTGCTATCAAGCTGCTCTATTCTCCTGCCATCGAGGTTGCAGAGAACGATGCTAAGAAGATGCATCCGTTCCTGGATCAACTTGTTCGTATCTCAAAGTATGGTATCGGAGTTGAAGAAAACTGCATGGCCACTATGACCGGTCTTCCTATTCACGCTTGGGTGGAAATCTATGTGCATCAGAATAAATCGGAAATAATTACAAACTTAGCGACAGCTGTTCAGAACAACTTCCTCTCAAAGCAGACTGCATCTGAGCGTTGCCCAGACTTCCCTGTTAACGATGAATACGACCGTATCATGCGCGAGAAGAAGGAAGAGGATCAGCAGGACCTCCTCATGGATATGCAGCGTGCGGACAACGAGACAGAGAACGCCATCGAGCAGGAAAAAGCTACAGCTCAGATTAACGGCGGCAACGGCGGTAACGTTCGCACAGGTAATGGTAGAAAGGCTGGAAGACCTAGCGAGGGTAAGAATACCGATAAATGGGGTAACCAACCAAATGAAAATAATTGGACAAAGTACAACAAAACCCATTAGTAGCCTATGGATGAGTTAAAACGTTCTGTCGATTACAGCAGGAAGCGCTTGCAGGCAATCCGAAACTGTGAGGACCACGTTGCAGATATTCTCTGGAAATCGACACAGAAAATAATTGCCGCAAGTAAGCGATACAGAGGTGCGGGCAGGCTCACAAACGAGTCAGCCCTGCTCTCTTATGCCAAGAATGTTACTGCTGAGGCAGAGGATAGCATCAACAGTTACATCTCTGCTTACTCCAAGGCTTCATGCAAGATTCTCGGGATTGACAGCGAGAACATCGAATCGTTTCTCGTCAGCGACATCTACGGAAAGACGACATCAGAAAGAAACGCCGTCTATCTCGGAAACTTTGCGGAAGACATCGTGAGGATGATCAAGGCAGGAACCTTGATGGGATATTCAGACCAGCAGCTTCTGTCTTCCATCCGCACAGGATATAAGGACCCATATCACACATCAGTCATCACCAAGGCGAAGAGAAAGGACATTAACATCGATGTTCCTTCTTACGGAAAAGGCTATTACAGAAACGCCTATCAGAATATCGTAAGAAATGCTTCTCAAGTGATTGCTTTGGCGTGGGGACAGGCAGAGCAGGAGTATGGGCAGGAGAATGGAGCGATAGGATATTACGTTCATAGAGGAAGTAGCTACGACTGCCCGGTATGTGATGCCCTATGTGGGTATATACATTCATTAGATACAATGGTTATTCCTAGTCATATATCGTGCAAATGTAGAGTTGAGTTCGCTTTTCGCAGGAAATAACGGAAATACTGCATAAATATGCTGTAAAGTGCATAAATATGCAGTATTTTTTCGTATATTTGCATTGGGATAGGTTGGAGTAGCTACCAACTGATAAGGCTAACTCAGTGGGCCTTCCCTTTCTTTTAATCACTGAGGTAACTTTTAAATTCACTGAGGATGGATAACAGTATTGAAATTTGGAAAGACATTGAAGGATACGAAGGCTTGTATCAGATTAGCAATATGGGAAGAGTAAAAGCAATGTCGAGAAGCGTATTTAACGGATATAGACCTTCTCTACACAAAGGGAGAATTATGAAGTTCCAAGACAATGGAGTCGGGTACAAATTTGTACACCTTATTTCTGCCGATGGAACGAATAGAAAGTTTTACGTACATCGGCTTGTCGCACAGGAGTTCATACCAAACGTTAATAACTTTCCACAAGTTAACCATAAGGACGAGAATCCGGGAAACAATGCGGTTTGGAATTTAGAGTGGTGTACTTGTAAATATAACATAAATTACGGAAATAGGATGAAGAAGCAATTAGGGAAAATGGTTCTAAACAAAAAGAACAACCCTATTGATGTGTATGACTATAGCGGAAATCTTGTAAAATCCTGTGACTTTGCAGAAGAAGCGTCAAGTATAACAAAGACTCCGAAACAAAGAATTATTTCTGAATGCAAAGGTATTACTTGCGCACGTTCTTCGTTTCGTTTTGCGTTTAAGGGTAAAAAGCCTTTCAATACTTTTGAGAGAGAGCGCAAAAAGTTTTGTTGGAAGGTGATCAAAACAACGCTGGATGGCGATTTTGTTTCTGAATACAAGAACACGACAGAAGCTGAGCGTGAGAACAATTTAAATTACAGAAGCTTATACAAAAGGACAGAAGGATACAAAAAGCCTTGCGTTGTAAGTGGTTTTAAATATGAATTTATTTGTGATTAATTATGGAAGGATATACTTTATCAGTAAATTTTTTAAAACAGGCAAAGCAGTTGAAAATGGCTAGTCCTGAATATAAGATCTACGCGGATCTGAGAGCCGCCGGAAACGCTATGAGGGATAGTTGGGCGATTGCTTTTCAAGGCTATGGATTCAACTGGCCGAAAGATACATTCGAGCGAGAACTGAACAAGCTCGAATCCCTGGAGTCTGTCCAGAAGAGAATCGCAGAGGTACAGGGTAAGAAGGAGAAGAACGAGAACAGTGAAGAACTCACAGCGGAGGAATTGGCTAAGGCAACCTCAAAGGAACAGATTCTCAAAGACCTGGTGCTTGCTCAGAGAAAAGCCAAGTATGGCTCACCCGAGTGGCTGAAGATTGTTGCGTCAATCGCTGACTACAACAAAATCAAGCAGGACGAGATTGATACTGAAAATAATGTTTGTCATTTTTACCTTCCTGTAAACTATCCAAACAGATGCGAGGACTGCATTATCTTTAAAAATGGACAGGCGACCTTCCAAAAGAAGAAATAGTTAAATTCATGTTAAAATCCGCTTTCTTTACAAGAGATTGCGGATTTTTTCGTACTTTTGCAGTGCTATCACACAATAGTTAGTCTATTCCGCAGGGCATCGGTTAATGCCCAATATTTAATGTGGGCGTTTTATATACCCACAACACATTTTAGAAGAACGTTTACGATAGCCATAATTGGCTTTCGACTAAATATATGATATAAGCGGTCTCTATTTGCGTAACATATATAACTGCGGGATGCAGACTGTTGTGTTGATAGCAGCGCAAATGGGGCCGCTTTCTTTTTTTTTGATAAACTCCCCTATGTTTTAATTGCTATCGACACGAAAATGAACACATTGAAAATTTTCGAGAACCCCGCTTTTGGGGAAGTTCGCATCTTGATGGATGCAAGTAATGAACCTCTGTTTTGCGCTGCTGATGTATGTAAAGCGCTTGGGTATGCAAGACCACGAAATGCTGTGGCGACTCACGTTGAGAAGGATGATGCCCTAAAACAGGGCATCACAGACAGCTTAGGAAGGACACAAATGGCAACTTTCGTTACAGAGAGTGGACTTTATGCTCTTATCTTCGGCAGCAAGCAGGAGTGTGCCAAGAAGTTCAAGCATTGGGTAACGAGCGAAGTACTCCCTTCCATCCGCAAGACTGGCTCTTATTCCTCAACCGCCGCCAAGAACCAGTCTGCTCTCTCCGACAAGATTCAGGCTGCTAACTTCCTTGCAGACTTTCTCAACCTCAACGGAGCGTCCAAGCTCGCCATCGCCAAGTCCATCGCAGACCCTCTCGGATTGCCGACACCGGACTATGCAATGGATGAGAAGACCGTCCACGCAGCGAAGGACCTGCTGGCAGACCACAAGGTAAAGATGTCATCAGCTGAGTTCAACAAGATTCTCGTATCAAAGGGAATCGTAGAGAGAATGACACGTCCTGGCAAGGGCGGCAAGACCCATTCCTGGGTAGTCATTCCAGAGAAGTACAGCGACTATGGTAAGAACGCCCGTAATCCTCACGCACAGAACCAGACCCAGGCTCTCTGGTACGACAGCAAGTTCTCAGAACTCTTAGCTCTTGCGGGAATCCAGGAGGGAAAGGATGAAGAGAGCCATGACTAATCCAGGTATCAACGTCATCCTTCAGAAGATGGATGACCTTCAGAAAGAGTTCTTCAAGGTCCAGGGACAGATTATGAACAAGGACACCGCAGGGAAAATTGACAATCCCGAAATGTACGCCAACATTGGTCTCGATTTCTGCAAAGGATACGAGACTATGGCTGATGCCGTCGCTCTCCTTGCCAAGAACGACATCAAGAGCAAAACCAGAATGGTGTAGTGTTAAATATGTGTTAAAGTAATTTTGTTTTGCTGAAAATTCAGAAAAACTAAGTACCTTTGCAAACAGTCTTATGTTTACAGATTCTTTCTGTGACTCATAATTCAAAAATTTTGGTTAACAAGAGGGGCAGTGTCTTCACAGATGCTGCCCCTCGCTTTTATATATACATTAAGTATGAATGAAATTAAAATTCAATCAGGGATACTTCTCTCCAGTGACGAGCTCAAGAGTAATCCTCACCTGGTCTTCAAGAAGATCATCGTTAAACGTAGGAAGAATGCCGTATGGAGGCAGTTTCTTCGTCTCTGCGGCCTCCAAAATGAATTGGAGTGCCTGTACAAGGGAAGTGTGGTCCTGGACGATCTCAATCAATTTATCACTCATCCTTGCCTCCTTCCTTCTTAATCTGCTCTGCCATTTCAAGAAGAGTATCGGCGTGCTTATCTCTGTCGATGACTTCCTGCACGGCCTCATCACTCTCCTTGCGGAGCTGCTCATCGGTCTTGTTCTTATCGGCAGCAGCGTTCAATCTCTCAGACTCACGGGCAAGGTACTCGTCACGGAGCTTCAACTTGCCAGCTGTGTACTCTGCATCGCCAGGCAACGATGTATCCGCATACATAAGCTGAGCGAATGCCTCGATGATGTTTCCATCATCCTTGGAGAACTCATAATGGTCTCCTACGGCCACAGGAACACACTCATCGAGTGCAGCGTACATGGATGTGCCGACAGAGAACTCGATTCCCCATGTGCCGGCAATGTTCGCAATCTTGATGAAAGGCAGCGAGCCTCTCTGTAAATGCTTCTTGATCTCAGCAGGGATATCCTCTCTGAGTGAAGCAACTTCTTTCTTAGACAAGCTCTTACTGAACTTCAGCACGGTGAAGTGTCTTGTCTTGATAGTCTTTCCAAATGGTAATGCCATGATAACAATATTTTAAAGTTAAACTTTTATTTCCTTATACTCGAAATCCCTGCAAGAAGGATTCTCTTCTGAAGCAACCTTCTTCTCAGTAGGGTGACAACACTTACCTTCCTTGAAGAAGAAGCAATCCTTGCAAGTGTAATCAGTCTGTTCCATGTTCCAATAATTTTATTTCGTCCTGGATATAAAACACCGCCTTACGCAAGTCCTCGATGCGCTTCTCGGTCTTGGTCTTGTTGCCATCCACCTTATCCTTGCGTAAGAGATACTTGATAGCGTTCCCTGTATTGAAGTCAAGGTGTCTGCAAATATCCAAAGGCTCGACACCACACAAATCCTTCAGCCACGCATAATGGGAAGGATGATATACTTGTTCTGCCTTTTTGTTTGTAAATTCGTTCGCAAAGACGGAAACCTCCGCTAATTTACACATATCAACGTCATGTGATATATATGCGCATACAGCCAATTCAATCTCACATCTTCCATTCGCAATATCAACAACCTTAATATCAAAGGACTCGTAAATGTTGTTAGGGTCTATTCGGTGGATAAACGGCATATCTGTTATGTCCCTTAAATCAGCCTTTCTAATCTGCAAGACAGACCCTACCTTAATATCTTCTATTCTAATCATAATCTTTATTTTTAATTATATCTATAATATCCTGCTCTTTAATTTTGAGAAAGTGATAGAAATCGATTCTCTGAACACTTTTAACGATATGGAACTTGCTTAAATCAGCACCATAGCGGTCTATTGATAGAGATACTACCGGTTCTGCGTATTTATCGTCTGGAGCTTTGAACGATACCAAGAACCTATCGTTTACAAAGTCGGTTTTCTCAACCATTCCGCAAATCATATTATCGTATTGAAAGATTCCGTTTAAGAATTTTTCCTTTTCTTGACCTTCGAGGTTTTCGATAAAATATGATGCAGGTGCAATAAACAGATTATTTTTCATAAGCTGTTTTTTTGTTACTATTATAATAAAACGCTCTAAGAGCCATAACCTCTGATGGATTGTGATAAAGGATAATACAGAAATCACCATGTTCTTTTGTGTGAACCTTTCGTAAACCACATTCCTTGATAAATCCATCCTCACCAATATAAGGATTAAGAATTTCGCGAACCGCACTATTATTGCTTGGTTGAACAACAATAACACCACCAGTTTTTCGAAGTTCTTCTAGTTTCTTCCACTGAACTTCGATATTTTCATCTCCACAGAATAAATCATAGCCATAAGGCTCTGTGATTTCTCTATCAATTCCCATTCCCAAAGGAAGGTCAATTACAATAATCGGTTTCATAAGCTATTTCTCCTTATCTTTTAGTTCAACGAAATCACCAACACCCAAACGAGCCTTATTGATACATGATGCAATCCAACCAATCAGATAGGCAGAAGGCTCGCCTCCGTGTTCCATACCAAGAGCATCCTCGATGGCATCGCAGGCATGAGATGCCTCGTGACAACAAACTCCCATTCTCATAGAATCCTTGCTTGCAAAATTAATAAACGAACAAAGCTTCTTATTCGACTTTTCCCTAACTTCATCGTAGGTTATTGCGTTAGAATTAGAGAAATCAACCTTCAAAACCTCACCTTTCCTACCTTCAAAACACTTGTTGGCATCCTCTTGGTTCATTCCAATAGCGACACATAACATTCTTGGATAGATAACAGGGTCGTATTCGTAATATCCTTTCTTCTTCATATTCTCAACTATTTTTGTTTTGATACAATCTCGATGGCAGACAATAATGTCTTCTCGCTGATACCTTTTCCACTACCAACACCATATTCCTCTATCTTCTCAATAGAATTTTTTATAGAGCATACTGCATCATTTATGCTATCTGCACTACTCATTGCATTCTCGATTGATGATTGTAGCTTATCGAAACGTTTGTCTATATAATCCTTCAACCTTTCTTCGTGCTCTATAATGTTTATAGAGTTTGCGATTTTTGCATGCGTCCAGTTTTCTTCTACATATACATAATAATCACCTTTTATATCATCGTGAGTCTTGGAAGACACAACCCTTAGACACACGAAATCGTCTCCATCCATTACAGCATATACACCTTCTCCTGATGGGTATAGTTCGGCTTTCGCCTTATCATCCCTACTCGCTCCTTGTTTGTAAGCGACCTTTCCTAAAATATTAACTCTAATCTCCATATCTCAACTATTTATTATGTAATCTACCAATATGCCACTTTGAGTAAACCTTACATAAGTAAGGATGCCAACCAAGTGCCTTTAACTTCGGATTTTGATTCAGAAACTCCCAAGCATCATCCTCAGTCTCGTATGCGACCTTCGCCTTCCATGAATGAACCTTCCTGGTCCAATGCTCGGGGTCCGGCTTGAACGGCGGAACCTTGTTCGGATTGTGATGTCTTCTCATATCTGTCACCTAAATCAATTTTGATCCTCGTGCTCCTCAAACTTTTTGCGTATCTGTTCAAACCAGAATACTCGAAAATCGTCATCGGAAGCCTTCCACATCTTCTTCAGCCATTCATAATTAAGGCGTTCAATGGTTTTCCGGATTCTGTCGCCGTAGAGGATTTCGAGCAGAAGTTCGTCTAAGCCTTCACTGCGTTCAACATCAAGGGTGAACTCACCACTGATATTTCCATACCTGTAAGAGGACATCTGGTCCCCTGATTCAGCAGCCTTATCTACATACTTCTTAATAGAGCCAGATACCTCCTCTTCGTTGGAGTCCGCAGGTAGCAGCCATATTGTTGACTCTGGCGAAACAACAGCAGGAAGCTGACAGTCGCCTATAAAAAACTCAAAATTACGTTCTTCTCCCATAAGCTACAAACATTTAAATGAAACACTATTCAACGTCCTGTTCACTGCAATCTCCCTCTCGTTACACATGGTCCTCATGCACTCCAGGACATCCTCGCGAACAGCATTCATAATCTCCTGCATTGAAGCGGTGGCCGGAACCATATTCTTATCGGCCTTAAGATCCGTGATACGGGAGATAATCTCCTTGATGTATTCCTTGTCTATCATAGAAATCTGTTTTAATGATGGCCGCCGACCGTGGAAGGGACTCGAACCTCCCGTCTGCCAGGACTTATGCCCGAAGGCATGTCCCACCGCCTTGCGGCCACCGGTTTCTTTAATCATCTGGCTGAATGAAGCTCTCCGGCTGCTTGGCGTCCTCCTCACCGACAGGAGACTTGATGTCGTTGATGAGCACCTTCTCCTTCAGGTCATCCATCAGGGCGCCGTACACCTGGTACATATTGCCTTCCTGAGTCCTCTTCTTGGAGAATCCGTACTGGTCCCACATGTCCCTTCCGAACTTCTGTATGCTAGGGATGTCCCTTTCGTCGATGTCGTTAAGCCTACAGAACTCAGTGAATCTCTCATACAGGTCCTTCGAGAGCATCCACGATGAAATCTCGTTTTTCGCCTCTGGGCTGCTCCTCATACTGTAGGCCATTATCCACGCACCGATAGGATTCTTGTCGAGAAGCGAGATGATCTTCTGCCTGAGGCCTCCGCTGGTATCAGGGAAGCGGTACTTTCTCTTCCTCAGCTCCATCGCGCCACGGAATATCCAGTTGAACACTCCGCTCAGCTCCTCACGGATGATCTTGCTCGCCAGCTCCGGGTCCTGCCTGTCCTTGGAGATGGTCACGTCGAAGTTGATGTACTGGAGGCGCCTGACGAAACCGAGTGATGCGTCTTCAGCGTTCGGGGATTCGTTGAGACTGAAGATGAGGTAGGGGATTGAGTTTCCTTCAAGAATATCCCTGCCCAGCTTTCTCATCGGTACAGGCTCACCGCTCACGAGCCTCTTGAACATACCCGTATTCTTCTTTCCGAACTTCTTCGGATCAGAATCGGAAGACCAGTTGAAGATGGCGTTCCTGATAGGATACCTTCCCCTCATTCCCTCGTCTCCGTCGGCAGTGAGGTCTGCGTAGTCCATCTTGCTTATTCTGTCCTTACCGAATATATTGCAGGCAACGTCGAAGATGACGCTCTTTCCGTTTGCTCCCGTTCCCACCAGAAGGAGACACAGCTCGATCTTCGATGACTTCCTTCCCTCGTAGGGGTTGTACGCCGTACCTCTCTGTGTCAGTCCAAGGCCGAGGAACATCTGAAGAACCATCCTTGACGTACTGTCAGGAAGAACCTCGTGAATGAAGTTCAGCCACCTGTCGCACCTTGCCTTCGGATTGTAGTCGTAGGGATGATAGTACGTGACATGGTACTCGGGAGAGAATGGCATTACCCTCGGATACTGCAATCCGCTTCCGAAGTCAACCACTCCGTTGGCGAATGCAACGATGTCGAATGTAGGCCTCAGTATGTTGTAGCACTCTATCACGTCAATGAAAGACTTGTTCATCACCGTGCTGATGCCGAGCATCGGAGCCATGGCCAGGTCGAGAAGCAGCAGCTGGTAAGCCTGCTCCAGGACTATCTTCGGAACCGTCTCGTATATCTTTCCGTTAAACATGTAGTAAGCACCTCCGTAGTACTTCACCGGAGCCTTCTTCGCAAGCATCCTCATCGACCTGATGAAGGAGGACTTCATCTTGTTGTACTTTTCCGAATTCGCCTTGCCCCAGTCCTGGCACCTCAGCATATCGAAGCCGTACTCTTCACGCCTCGAAAGCTCCAGAAGCTGGGCGTGTAACGTATCTATAGCTATACCATTTTCCATTTATGCACAATAATAACATTAATTTTCCGTTATTGTGTAGGGTTAACCCCGATAAACAGGGGCTTTCAGGAAGATATGCATACCTCTGACCACCCTTACAATAAGTCGACTCTATAATAATACGACAATACAAAGATACAAAAAATATAATGAATATATCCTATAACCATAGTAGATAAAGGATATAAATATACATTATAGGTGTACATTTGATGAATAATAGATATACATTTATGGTTTTGCTCACCAATATGGGAGTTAATGTTGCCAAATGTTAAAAATAGGCGAGTGTATGAATATGCATAAATATACTTTCTAAAGACGAAGTAAGTTTAATTTACAAGAAGGTCGAAAAATCGGAAGAAAAAATTTTTAGAAGAGGTGACTACCGCGCTGATTTGGGGCTGCAAAGGGGGTGTGGGGGTCTTTGTTCAAAATATATTACATTTGTCGTTAGTTTATACTATATAAACCAACGTGAAACACCAATTTTTACATTTTTTAACATTGTTGGTTTATATTATAAACTAAAACGTTGTAACCATTTGAATATCAACCACTTACAATGTATTTTAATTCGTTCTTTTTTGCATAAATATACTCCGTGGAACACAAAAGATTATTACATACGACTTGACCCAATAAAACCTTACATTTTCCAACTGGGCACAATTAACGTTTGTTCACATTAACATTTGGTTACATATGTTTAAATATGCCTTTGCCCACGTATAAATATACGCTAAATATACGGCTTTTCTGATTATTTTACTATCAATTCGTAACTTTATAAATGCCTCATTATCAAGCACTTGAGTATTTAGTGTACTACCATTGTAATACACCTTGGTATACTGGTTATTAGTTAGTTATGAACTTTATAATATATAATTACCTAAAAATGGCTAAATATTCATGATTTAACGATTTTTACTTTCGGTTTTACACCCGCTTTTTCTTAACTACCTATTTTGCAAAGTAGAGATAGCAATAAAAAGTTACGTAAACGTTACATTTTAACGTTTTTACATATATTTTTATGTTTTGCACACTTATTTTAACATTAACACTTTTGTAACTAGCTGAAAATCAGGTAGTTATTTACTTACAATTACCTCAAAAATAGGGTGTTGTTACTTACACTTTTTATTAGTACCTTTGCAGTACAAAAAGAAAGGAATTGTTTAATCGGTGCGCAAACCGCCAAACGGCACCTAAAAAACAAGCGGTACTACAATATGGAAACAAAGAGTTACGTTTCTGAGGTTAAGGATAGCGCAAAGTGTTCCTTAGCGCTTGAAGTATTAAACGCTTATAAGGTAGCGTTATTAAAAGAGTCTAAGGACTCTAAATTGCTTGAGGCTGCAAAAGCGCTTGAGGCTGCAAAGGTAGCTTACCAAAAAGCATCTAACGACGTTGTTTTAAGTGATAGCGAGTACAACAACTTGCAAACTGAGTGCGTGCGCGCTGCTGTTAGCGAGTTTTCGCACGCGCACAATATACCTAACTTTGCAACGTGGTTTGATGACAACGGCAAAGACACTCAAACCTCTATTATTGACACGCCGCAAAAATTAGGTAGTCACTTAAAGTCTATGCATGATAGCTTTACAAAGGGTGCAAAGGTAGCCCGCAAACGTGCAAAGACCGCTAGGGACTTGCGGGCTGAAGCGCTTGCGTTGTTAGCACAAGCCAATCAGCTTGAAGGCAAAGAGTAATAACACAAAATAGGTAGCTAGCGAATACTTAGCTATCTATTTTCCCGCTGACTATCTGACCGGTAGCCAGTGGGAAATTTTACTCCAGGTTTTTCAACTTGGAGCGGATCGTTGTACCCTTATTTTTCCCACACGATTTTGGAAACCTTGTCGTGGTGTGTGGGCTTAACCTTAGAGAGAGAATTTATTCTCCCTCAGGGAACTAATTGCCAAAATTCAAGAGAAGTATCTCAGTAAATCGAGAGTGCGAGAGGCACACCGAGATGGGAGAGAGCAACGTGATTGCTCAGAGACATCCATCCGAGAGATACGCAAAAATTCCTGGCGTGAGCGTCGAATGAGATGAGACGGCACGACGGCTAGGGAATTTGTATCATCTAGCGAGATGAGAGTTTTAGAAAGAAATCATAATTCATATTCTATCGTGTGGCACACGTGGACGTGTTCCGAACGTGCCAGGCTTGTCAGTCGTGAGCCTTGTGGTTAAAATCACAATTCGTGTTGTAATGAGAGAATAACACACGTGAGGTATATCCGAAAGAGAAATCTCTCCCAGTGTGCGCCAGTACTCGTAGAAGCGCAACGCACCAAATTGGTGGTGCTCTGGAATCCATGAACGGGGACGGTAGCGAGGCAACGGAAATTAAAACGCTCGCAGCAGATTTTAATCAAGCGTGTGAACGTGCCGGTTATTTGAAACGAAGGTGTACGGAATAAACATGAGAGAATGAAGACAATAAAAAAACGTGTCCGTACTTCCTATGGCTAAATCGGGGCGGGGAGAAATCTCCGCTCTACAATTACGAACCATTTATATTAGAATTATGAAACAGAGAATCAAGAAACATTTGAAAGAGTGGGGTGGACTTTATGTGCTCGAAGGTACAATTTTAGCATTCTTCGTGTATTGTTGGGTTTTCAACTATCTACGTGTTACCTACGATTTAGGATGGAATTTCAGCGTGATAAAGTTTTTCCTTGACAGAATTATGTAGCCTAAAATCTCCCTACGCTTTGTAGGGAACAAATAACCAAAATTATTAGAATTATGAGTACGATATCATTAGATTGCAGAGGGAGGAGAATGATGGAGCTGTATATTGCAGACTTACAGACAATATACAGCCACGTAGAATTTATGAGCTACAACGGAAAAAGACTTACCGTTGCAGTTCTAGCCTAAAAATCCGTAGCCAGTACGATAATTGTCGTGTGTGGCTACGGAACAATTACCAAAAAAAAATATAGATATGAAAGCAAGACAGATTATTTATTCAAGTACGATAATTGTGCTTGGATTTATTCAGAGTGTGCCGGCATTTGTCATGCTGGCAAGTACGAATATTATCGTAATTCTGCTTGGAATATTTTGGGGTATTCTGCTTGGAATATTCTGGAGCAGTACGATAATTGGCAAGTGGTATTTCCGCGAGTTGTGGAGATCCACACTCCGCTTGGAAAATTTCATCCTGCCTGGAGCGTGACAGATTTGGAAAGTACGATAATTGTGCTTGGAAACATTCAGCCTAAAAACTGCTCATTCAATTTGGGCAGTACGATAATATAACCAATTAAATTACAGAATTATGAAACAGAGAATTTTTATCGCAGTGTTTGTTATCGTGTGTCTTGCACTTGTAGCCGTATCCGTTGACAGCGTGAATTGTCACAGAGCAAACGTGATGCTGAGAAAGACGGTTATAAACCAGGCTAACGAGATTTCAGAGCTTGGCAACAATCCACACACCGAGAGTACGATAATGTACGTAGATCTTAAGAAGTAATTAATCTAGCGTGGTGATGGCGCCACATGCCCAATACGGAACGAAAATACACTGCCCCTCTTAAACCAAAATTTTTGAATTATGCCAAATCTGAGAGGAGTTCCCGCTCCTCTCTTCTATTAACCAAAATATTAGAGAAATATGGATAGAATATTAAAGCAAGATTTGAGCAAGAATGAGGTTATCGACCTCTTGCGTGGAATGGACGCACAGGAAGTTGAGGGAAATTTCTCTGTACGTCGTGTACTGATTGACACACAGGCGTGTGACATATTCGGCGGAGATCCTGAGGATTCTTATCCTCTCGTTCCTGGTACGTACATGGCATTGTATTACAAGAGTATTGTCGAGGACCCGTATCCGTTCTTCGAGAGAATATGTGAAAACATAATAAATGACGTGGACAAATGTCAGACACTCATGAACGGGAACGGAATCATTCTTATTTTCATGCTCAACAAGTACGAGTAGCCAAAAAAATGTGCTCAGGCATTTTCCTGGGCATACTATGTAGAACCATTAAAGCAAATTGAATTATGTTAGACAAGAAATCAGAAATGAAATTTGAACGTGCATTGCTCCACGAGATGGAGAAGATTAAAATTGCTGCACGCCAGTGGCACAGCAATAACGAGCGTGGCTACAGAGATTATCGTAGCAAGAAGAAAATCTCAGAGTCATTCTCTGAGATTGCAGTATTATGCATGAGCTAAAAAGTGCGTGGCGATTGTCACGCATGCTATTCACCAAAAATTATAGATTATGAAGAAATTAGAGAATCCCAAGTTGGAAGAGTTTAGAGATTATCTGCGCAACTTTATCCTGCCTAGATTGCAGGAGATACAGCGTGATTTATTCGGTGACGAGTTCTTTACCATAGAAGTAGGTGTAGGACCAGATGGACGATATGTTACAGTGTTCGCTTCCGTGGTTATCGACGGAGAGATACTAGATAGCATTTCGCTACATTTGTCTGTTTTTGACGGACAAGAGTGTATAGAGTCTGAGTGCATAGAACTCACGGAATTCATCAAGAAGTACACAGCCTAAATTTGAGGGAGTTTTATCTCCCTCTACTACAAACCAAAATATTATTAGATTATGAAAAGGGATATTATTGATTTACTGGGAGTATTAGCAATAGCTACGACTCTCATTGGTTGCGGAGTGTACGCACAACGCATGGAAGATGACAAAGCGCAGCTAAAGGAAGATGTGCGCAGATTAATGAACGAAATCGACGACAATGGAGATACGGACAAATATCTGTGTGGTCCTGACTACGTTGAGAGACTATGGAAATGGTCACACAACCAATAGCCAAAACTTGGCAGTACGATAATGTGCTGCCTGCTATTAACCAAAACATATTAGAATTATGGAAACAGTAAGAGTAACTGACAGACACGGAATAGAGCGTGCGTGGGATGTCGTAACGGATAAATGTGTAGGCTGTTGTTTCTTAGGCATACACAACGGGACGACGTACTGCTGCCCTAGCCATATCTCGTGTGACAACAAGTAGTCAAAACTGCGGGGCACGTCCTGTGTCCTGCTTCTATTATCAACCAATCAATTTTTAGAATTATGACAGACGGAGACAGAAAGTTCCTTGCAAGGCTCGTAGCGAGCCACAAGGCAGTTATCAGCGAGGAGTGTGCGAGAAAGAAGCTCAACAAGAGCGAGTATTACAGACGTGCCTCTCGTGTGGACAAGAAAGCTCAGGAAATTGAGCGTGCGTACATGCGTCCTCGCAGATTTTAGCAAACATTCTGTGCAGCCTATCTGCACAGAAACCATGTTAAACCATAAAAATGCAGAATTATGAAGAAGATTGGATTTACAAAAGTAGTAACTTTTTACGAGAACAAAGACCTTTACAGACTTAAGGCAACTATCTCGCTCGACGATGATTGTCACAACAACTGCTGTGATTTCAGTATCACCGGAGTGCTTGACAGAAAAGCCGGAAATGGCAAATGGGTAAACTTTGAGTCTGGTTGTCTCCATGAGAATATTGCCAGACACATCAAGAGCTTTGCTCCATATATCAAGCTGCACTTGTGTAATTACCTTGGTCAGCCGATGTACCCTGTGGAAAATGGTATGTATATTATGCGTGAAGACTTCAAGAAAGGCATAGAGTATCTCCGAATCACGGAGGAGGAATACCACAAGCTTTCTCCTGCTGCCGCCATGAACGACAAATTGTACTTCAAGTATATGTTGTTTCATCTTGGGATTGTTAGCAGATGGGAAAAGGAAGCCAACGAATTAATCTCGTTTCTCAACAGTAAGCATGATGAAAAATGGGAGAACCCTTATTCTCCAGAGGAAGAGCACTTTGTTCTTCGCATCACGCAGGAGGAGATTAATGAGATTGAGTCCAAGACCGAGAAAGGATATTATTCCGAGCAGAGCATCAATGAACGCATCGAACAGAAAAAGACTGACGATATCAATAAGATTCGTCAGTCTATAATCGACAAGTACAACGAGAAGACGGAGAAAGCTCGCAACGAGCGTGATGTTATGCTATACATTCTTGATCACGGGCTTCCTGCTGACAATGCAATCTATTATGATTGCGACAACACCGTGAAGTTCAACTGGTCCCCTTACAAGAAGCAGATTACACAGGAGCAGTTTGTAGATTTCGTAAACAATTTGGAGTACGACAAGTTACCTGACGGCATCCAGTTCGTTCTCGGAGATGGTAAGTAGCTAAAATCCGTCCTCATCCTGACAAGATGGGGACACCTAATGTATAACCAAATAAATTGTTTAGAATATGGCAAGAAAAAGCAAGACACTGGCGCAGCAGTGCAAGTTCTACAACTGCGAGGATTTCGTTTCTGATGTAATGTTGTATCATTACAACTGCGGAAACAAGGCAGGTATGGTAGAGGACTACAAGGAGCTCAACAAGGAGGCAAGACAGATTGCTGTTCAGCAGATTTTTGAGTCAAGCTACCTCAACGAGCCATCTGTTCTACAGGACATCATTACGCGTCTTATGTTCGATTAGCCGAACCAATCCTCACTCCCACGGGTGGGGATTTCTATTAACCAACAATTACAGAATTATGAGTGATTTAGAGGAAATTCTTAATGACGATTTGCTGAAGTGCGTAATCGTTGAGTCAGCAGAGAATGCAGCAAGACGTGTGGATCTCATCAAGTGGACGCACGATAATACATTCTCAGTAGCTGAGGTGAATAAGGATACCGGCAAACTAGAGGTTACAGATATTTCTGTGACAGATGAGCTTGAAGCATACAAGCATTTCTACAGAAAATGTGGCGATATCGCCATAATTAGCTAAAACTCCCCACGATAATGTGGGGAACCATTATGAACCATTAAACAGATGAATTATGGAAAAGAATATTGTAGAAGTTGTTATGAACAACAAGGGTGAAGTTATCGAGAAAGTAGCCGACTATATCGGTGTGAAAAGCTTTGCCGCTGTAATCGAGGGCCTCTATCGTGAGTGTCTGGAGGAATTCGATGACGCAGAAGATTTGGAAGAATACATTGCAGATATGCTTAGAGAGAATATCCAGTCCCTTGCATGGGAGCTTACTCACAAGGTAAACAGAGAGATGAAGAAATATCTCCATCTTAACGACCAGCGCATGGATGGTAATTTTGCAAATCTGTACAACGATTATCCTAGACACGTTACAGGTACGTTCTGGGCGACGGACTACGATGGCGACGATTACTACGATTTATATCCTGCCATGTTAGCCAGACTTGATGCCGCAGAAGACAGCGAGCAGGCTAACAAGGACAGAGAATATCTCGAAGAATGGTATTTCAAGGCGTTCGGCACGTACAACATCAAGTACAATTTCGGCAATTACCTTGAAGAGGTTCACTCCATGATGGAGGAAGATTATGAGGAAGCCTAACAATATCCCCTAGCATGGGGATATTCAATGTTAAACCATTTAAATGATATTAGATATGAGTTACGAATTTGCAAAGAAGGAAATCGGTGATTACAGAATCACCATTTACCAGGATGAGGATGCCGAATGCCCTTGCACAGAATGGGATTTGGTGGGAGTTTACTTCTGGGACTATTCCGAATACGGATACAATAGAGGTCTGTCTCGTGGTTGCAGCAGCGAAGTTGACGCTAAAAATGCAGAGGATGCTTTGAAAGAGCTTGTCTGCAAATATGTGTCACAAAAGAAGATTATCGACTACATCAATAGCGAAAATGTCGATAGCTTCCGTATGCGCTATGACAAGAGCGAGCACATGTGGTATATTGAGAATCTGTACAAGGGTGAGTGGTACAACCACGAAGAGTTCTGTCCGAGCGACTTGAAGAGATTCGACTATAGAGAGGAGCTTTGTGATATCCTCGAAGAGGACGATTTCACGTATCTTCTGCATGACTGCAAGGATATTGCATTCTACGAGTGGTCATCTACTGGCTACAGTCAGGGAGATTATGTCAGCGGATATGCCTACTGCGACAAGAAGCGTTTCTCCAAATATTGTGACACTAATACAAAAAACTGGAGAAAGCGAGCCTTGGACTTATTTGAGTATGAGGTTAAGTGCATAGGTCTTTGGATGTGGGGAGATGTCAAGGGGTTCGTCTTAGAGAAGAAAGTCCATTACAAGAAAGTCTTCACGGAAATAGGTCGTGAGCCGGAGGACGACTACGACTGGGAGCAGATTGATTCCTGCTGGGGAGAGTACTACGAGGACTCTGACGAACTGATCAAGGTCGCTCTCGAAGAGAATGGAATCAAACTAAAAGAAACAGCCTAACAAGGGGAGCTTGCATGCTCCTCTTCTATCAACCAAAATACAAAGAATTATGAAATTGAGACTTTATCACGACACAAGAAAGAAGTTCCGTTTCTGTGTTGACGCATGGACCATTTACGTTCCTTACCCGAAGTGGTTACGTAAAGAGCGTTATGACGCAAAAGGAATTTACCTAGGTTGTTCTCCTACGGAGTATGGGATGATCAGGTGTTGCTGGTGCGAGGACGAAATTACGATTACACGTAATCGACCTTATCTCGGCAAGCGCATTGACCCAAAGACAACATCGAAGGCTTTCCAGAAGATTTTCTATAAATTGGAGAAACTTTGGAACGAGGCAATCACCAAAAATACTGATGAAGCGTGGAAAGCATGGAACGAAGCCTAAAATTGGTAGCCATTTGGCTACCTACCAATAACCAAATACAGAGAATTATGACAAAAGAAGCAAAAAAGGTATTCGACAAGTTTTTTAAGATCCATCGTGACAACGTTGCAGGTAAGACTATCTGCTTTATCTCACGTGGAGAGTGGTCTGACCCTCAGATTGCGTACAATGGCTATCTTCTTAATTACTGGGATGTATTAGAGCTGGCGTGTCCAGAAGATGCGCCGGAAGATTACGAGCCAGATGAAACAGAATGGTATGACGCTTGTGTGGATTCTCTATTCGGCTACACAGATTGTGGCTTAGAGCCTGACAAGTTTGAGCCATCAGACGCTATGAGCGTGACAGGTATCATTAATATCAAGAAGCCTTAAAAACGGAGGGAGCAATCCCTCTGACATTATTAACCAAATTATTAAAGATTATGAAGAGATATTACGTATCAGTCACAGAACATTTGAACAAGGTAGTCAGCGTTGATGCTGAGAGTGAGGATGAAGCCGTACAGAAAGTGCAGGATGCCTATAATAATAGCGATATTGTTCTTGATGCTGACAATTTCTCAGGTGAGGTTATCGAGATCGAACCAGATCAGGAGTACTGGAGAGAATCCGAAGAAGATGACAGCGCAGCACTCCAGCACATCGACTAGCCAAACGGGGAGAGCAATCTCCCTACCAATAACCAAAACATCATAGATATGAAGAAAATCGAGGTAGGAATGAGAGTGTACTGCGATATACATTCTCAGTCAAAGGAGCACATCGTGACTCACGTTTCAGAGAAAAGAGGATTCGCGGGAATTGATAACGAATATTGGTGGCCCATAGACCAGTGCTTCCCCTGCGATGAAGTAACATTGCCTTAAAAGCGCAGCTAAGGACTGCGCACAATAACCAAAGCAAGAAGAATTATGAATGAAGACAGAATCCTAGAGATGTTCTTTGAGAAAGCCAGATGGCAGTATGCTATCGAGAAAGGCTTATTCAAGGACATGAACAAAGCAGTAATGTATCAGCTGACGACACCGGAGGCTCGTCTGGCTATGTATCAGAGGATCAAGGGCGGAAATTACAAGATAATGCCGCCACACACAGCGAAGATTCCGAAAGACAACGGAGATTTCCGTACGGTCTATGTGAATGAGCCTGTAGATAGAATCCTTTTGAGTATAGCAAACGACCTCTTGTTCGAGCTGATGCCAGAGATGGTGCATCCACGCTGTACGTCATACCAAAAGGGTATCGGCTGCGGTCGTGTGGTGCAAGATGTGTCTCGGATAATATACTCGGCAGAGGGAAAAATCATCGGATGGAAAGGTGACTTCTCCAAGTACTTCGATTCCGTGCCTATTCGATTCATTGATTGGGCATTTGACAAAGTAGAGGAGAAGTACGGAAAATCTGCACTGATAGATGTCATTCGTGACTACTATCACACGGATATCTATTTTGATGAGGACAACAACCTCTGCGAGAAGTATCAGTCCCTCAAGCAGGGATGCTCTGTTGCTGCATGGCTGGCTGATGTCATTCTCTATCATCTTGACGACAAGCTATCTAAGCTTAACGGATATTACGTCCGTTATTCAGATGATACGCTGTTTGTCGGTGAAGACTATGACAAAGCCATGGATATCATGAAGAGCGAGCTAGAGATGATGCAGATGACGCTCAACCCGAAGAAGGTTGAGTATCTTGACGCTAATCACTGGTTCAAGTTCCTCGGATATTCCATCAAGGGTCACAATATCTCTCTGTCGTCCACACGTATCAAGACTTTCCAAAAGGAGATTGAGAAAAGGACGATAAAGAAGCGTGACACCACGATGACGAAAGCCATCAATTCAGTAAACAGGTATCTCTACAAGGGATATTGTGACTACTCCTGGGCTACTCAGGTTCTTCCGGTCATAAACGTGAAAGAGGACATCGACAAGCTCAACGCCTTCGTCATGGACTGCATCCGTGCGGTCAAGACAGGTAAGAGAAAGGTCGGTGGACTCGGATACGTGAAGACTCAGAATGTCGGTTGTATAGACAGAGGCAGAGGGAGAAACGTGAAAGCCAACAGGGGTAAGACAGAGAGCGAAATCAAGGGGTATCTATCGATAGGTTGTGCCCAGAATGCCTTGCGAACGAGCAGGGCAGCGTACAACACTTTGGTGAATACACTGTAGATGAGCATCCTAGCGCAAGGAACTTCCGGGATGAAGAAGAATGTTTTAAACATCCGGTCTCGCACGATCGCGGGCCTGTCTCCGAATGGAGACGGTCCTGCGATCCTCTCCACCAGGATGCTATCAAACTGATAAAGCTATGCGCAGTATCTTCTGACCGGCAGACTCTGTAACCGAGCACACGGACGTGGAAGAAGGACGGACAGATTTAGGCAACGAGGTGTTACAGCACAAGGGATACGAGTACCAGTGGCGCATGCTGGAGAATGAGCTCTATGCTCAGGTAAAGATGTCTGAGCACGGAGACCTTGACAATGTCGGTGCTAGAAACCGATGGTTTAACGGCGACGTTGCCAGCGACATGGCTACAGACTACATCAGCAAGCTCCGTAAGTACGTGGACGACAATCTTATCTACAATGTCAAGAAAGACAAGGATGGAAACGAGAAGAAGGCATACAAGCACACCTGCAAGGGTAATCCTTACGTTCGTCTTCAGAACAAGGACATTTTCGTTGCAGACTTAGAGAAGAAGGTCTTCACTCCTCTCAGAGAGATTGCTAACGAGATGGCGGCTGTCCCTACATACAAGCAGCTCTATGATGCAGTTCACAAGTTTAACAAGAACCGCAAACATCTAGAATGGAATACCAAGCAGGCTGATGCTTTCATCAATGCCTACAAAGGTTCTGGCGCTTATTACACCATGCGCAACCTCATCATGTTCCACGGAGCAAGATTCCCGAAGGGCAGCAGAAAGATGTCAGAAGCTAACTCGTTGAAGGAGCTTGAGTCTAAAGCAGAGCTCTATGATGAGCAGGGCTGGAGAATGCTCGGTGTTCTCAAGCAGCTTATCAAGGAGTCCGGCATCGATATCCAGGGCAAGATTAACGAGTGGAAGAAGTAATCACCAGTAAGACGCAAGGTTCGCCGCCTGAAGAATGGTGGCCCGGCAGTAATTTACAAGAGCTTCTGCAACGAGAGGATCTCCTCCAGTGCATTCACTGGAGGTAATCCTTCGAGCTAAAGCTCTCCAGATCAAACTACTAAAGTAAGGCACCAGCCGGGAGCCATTCTAGCCAAAAGTCGGTTACTGATTCGGTAACCGATTCTATGTTTAACCAATAAAATAAAGAATTATGAAAGAGATTAATGTAGACACAAGAAAGTATGTGAAGGCTCCTATTGATGGAAAGAATGTCGTTGAGGAATCACTTCTCGATGCTATCTTTGATGATTCTCAATATCTTAGCAATAAGTTCTCATTGGGATTTGTCAGCGGTGTACCTACAATGATAGAGTATAATGGAAACTACCTGTCTATCAAAATGCTACGACCGTGGCGTACGTCAGAATGGGGCAGAGAGATTGTCAAACGACTAACAGGCGAGTCCAAGAACAATATATATTGTTACGAGACGAAGCAGTATCTCGACGAACGCCAGGCAGAGCCTTTAATCTATACATTCTCTCTGTGTATGGACTACCTTACTGTAAGATTTCACTACAATGTAAAAGTAGATGAAGATTAGCCAAACATGTCAGTCGTTAACAGCGGCTGACTCCTTATCATAACTAGATTTTGTTTAAATGGTTCAAAGCCGGTCTGTCGTGAGACACGCCGGTTTTTTGTTCCCCAAGTATTAACCAATTAAATTAGAATTATGAGTAGAAATTACTGGACATTAAACAAGGAAGGTATGAAGAATCGCCTGTCTAAGGCACAGGCAGCTTATGAGAATGCAGTGGAGAACGTTAGCGACTTGCATGTCAAAATCAGTGATGGTAACAGCAAATTGGGAGCAATCCCATCCGTATCGCTTATCCCGGTCATGAACTGTGGGAACTGCGGGGTCTGTGCCAAGAGCTGCTATGACCTCCGCAACGATATGATTTACAAGGAGGTTATCAAGACGAGAGCCATCAACTCGGCAATCTACCATGAGGATCCCGAGCGATACTTCAAGGAGATTGATGACTACCTCAACTACCGCTATCCTAGAGCATTCAGATACCACATCGGCGGTGACATCCAAAATAAATGGTATCTTGGCAAGATGTGCGAGATTGCTCGCAAACATAAGGATGCCAAGTTCCTGGCGTTCACCAAGATGTTCGATGTATGTAACGAGTATCTCGATGAGGGCAACGTCATTCCAGAGAACATGCATATCCTCTTCAGTGGATGGCTTGGCCTCAAGATGGACAACCGTCACGGATTCCCGGAGGCACATCCTATCTTCGAGAGTGAGACATCAGCACCGGAAGGAACGTTGCTCTGTACCGGAAACTGCACAGAGTGCCTGAAGGAAGACAGACTATGCTGGTCCATCGGCAAGGGCCAGGCGGTAGGATTCCTTGCACACTAGCCAAAAGCCCTCTTCGGAGGGTACTATGTCTAACCATTTAAAATTTTGTGAATTATGGCAACAGCAAGAAGAGGAACAAGAATGCTCAAAGCTTCCGACATCATGAAGAGAAAGGGCATTGTCCAGAAACAGATGGACATGAACAAGTTCAACGAGGTTATAGAGAATTTCTTTATGACCCACGAGCCTAAGGATACGATTCTCCTTACGCCGAAGAGATTCATCGAGATGGATAACCCGCCAGAGGGAGACTTCATCGACTATCTCGATGTCAGCGTGTGGGAGAAGAAGTGCGATGACCCGGATGACCCGTTCGACTTCATCGACTATCAGTGCATGAAGAAAAACGGGATGCTTCGTCCTATCCTTATGGTGAACGAGCCATTCATCGGCAATGCTGCCGGGTGGCTGAGAGATTTTTGTGGATTCACTGTGAAGAGCAGAACACGAAAGAAAAAGAAGGAATATATCGTGTCTCTGCCGGTTTAAAGCCGAAAAAATGCGTGGAACATTATTGTTTCACGCTCCTAGTATTAACCAATTAAATAGAATGATTATGGAAATAGTAGATGTGAATGTGAGCAAGTTTGACAAGTATGACATGGAGAACGAACTCTATTATGAGCCTCTATGGGAAAAGATGTTCGATGAAGGTCTGTATACGGACAACTACAACAACGAGGCGGTCGGTTTCATCTTTTCAAACGCTTGTCATGCAGAGGTCTATGGCAACGCAATGGTTGTCAGATGGATAAAAGATAGTGCAAACAAGACTCGCTTGGCCATGGTGGCAAACGACCTGGTAAATAACCTCATGGGCACAGAGAAAAATAAGATCATCACCGAGGAAAACAACGGAACCACGCTCCTTACTGACGATGGCATATATCTTGACATCTTCGTCAATTTCGAGATGCGTTACATACAGATTCTCGCTTACACGGAAGCCTAAAAAGCCCTCTTCGGAGGGTGCAATGTTTTACCAATTAAAATTAAAGATATGAATGATTTTTTGAAATTAGCAGAGAATTTAGGATGGAGTTATAATGTTGACGATACACCTAACGAAAGAGGTGAGGTTTGCGTCGAGTTAGAGAAGTATTCCCCACAAGGCCAAGATTTCATCGCCACAATTTGGTTCGAGAATGGCAATAAGTCTGACTTCATGGATAAGTTGTATCAATATTATAGCGACTTCGATCCTGACGAGGAAGCCAGTAAATGGATTGGCGATGATGGACATGGTGCTAACGGCGCGCCATACAAATTATCGGATATTTTGCAAGATATGGAGGATTGCAAGGATATGCTACTAGATTTATGGCACGAGTATTTTTACGATGAGTACCCAGAAAATCGTCCAAATGAGACCGACGAAGGGAAGCGACTCGCAGGAGAAATCGAGGAGAAATCCGGAAAGCATTACCACTCGTGCTCTCTACAGAATTATCCGAGCGGTAAGTACGGCGTTATCATTGATGGCTGCCAGAAGTTTCTATCGGAATGCAAGGAAGAGACATTAGCCTATATGAAAGGCGTGCTTACGGGCCTTGATATCGAAAGAAAAGACTAAGCCAAACAAGCCTGCCGGGAACGGTGGGCATCAAGTCAAACCAAAATATTAAGATTATGAAGAGAAAAGTATTGAAAGACAAGATTGATGAGTTGCGTTCAACAGCAAAGATGGAGCTTGCATGCACCATCCGTGAGATCATGAGAGAGCACAATGTGCAGAAGAAAGAACTTGGCTGGCCTGTAGTTGTCAACAATAGCAGTCTTGTAGATATCGTAGAGGTAGGTAGTGGTGATACCGACATCCCGGTTTTCGTCATAAATGTCGGTGTTGGCTACTACAAAGAGCCTCACAAGGTAAGTGCATTGGACGATAGCGTATCGGTCGAGCTACTCGCTGATATTGCGACCGGGTTGAACAACGAACTGAGTGGATACGTCAACACTTATGTGGCAAAGTACAGATTCCTCTATGAAGACGGAACTACTGCTGACATGGATGAGCCTTATGTATTCCTTGCAGAATCAGAAAGAGATGCCGAAGATAAGGCAGATGACTACGCGAGCGTATGGAATGAATGGAATGAAGATACGATAGAACTCGTGTCAGTCGAGAAGCAGACTGCTTCGGAAGGTTAAATTAGCGTTAAAAACGGCAAAGGTGATGGTTTATATTATAAACTTTGTTACCTTTGCACTATAAACCAAAAAGTTAGAATTATGACAGAAGAATTAAGAATCAAGACAAGAGACTGGGAACGGCTGTTAAGCCCTGTTCAGCAGGAGAAGTACAAGCTCGCTATCAAGCAGGGCTGGTTCGCCGACTATCACGACAACGCGTGGAGGCACAACACCTTCTACGGAGCTTACATCTGGAAGTATCCGAAGTTCATCAAGGTCGTGAGAATGTTCGATGAGCTGTTGGGCCACAAACCATTGTGGGAAGACATCACCGACGACAACCTCCGTGACCTCTTTGAGAAGATCAAGGAGAACTATGCTCCAAACTCCGCAAAGACCGTATGCGCCACCATCAAGGCGGTGATACGTGAGAACGATGCGACGAAGGAGATTAACAGCCCTACGTTCGGAAAGATACTCAGAACGAAGGCTGTTCCTGTCCAGTCCGTCTATCTCTCGGATGAGGAGATAAACAGAATCATCAATTACAATCCAAGAGGACAGACGAAGAGATATGTTCAGCGCATGTTCCTCATGGAATGCCTCTGTGGAGCACGATATAGCGATTGTCAGAGGATAACCCCCGAGAACATCGATGATACCGGACACTTCCTGGTGTATGTAGCACAGAAGACCAAGACAGAGGTAAGGGTTCCTCTTCACAAGAAGCTCCGTCCGTTCCTGGTATGCGGCACAGGTGTAGAGCCTCTCCCTGGCGAAATCAGCGAGATGACCTTCAACCGAACTCTTCGTGACATCTGCCGTGAATGCGGAATAGATGCGAACACGAAGGTATTCAAGGCCGGAAGGGAGGAGACCGGAAAGAAGTACCGCTTCATCTCTTCGCACACCGGCAGGCGTTCGTTTGCCACGAATCTCTCCAAGAAGGGTGTTCCGTTGGAACAGATTGCCGTCATGATGGGTCATACCAGCAATGGTAAGCCTAATATCCAAATGACGATGCGCTACATTGTAGGCAAGACCGAGATTGACAGCAACACTCTCAAGCTCTTCGGAGTCTATGACAAAGACGACGAGTCTGATGAGCAAGCCAAAATTGGAGATGGCCAGTAACCATCTCCTGCCATTATTAACTAAAATGAGGAATTATGAATAAGAAGAAAAGAGACAAGCAGGAGCTATATGACCAGTATTCCTCCATGTCGCATCGTGAACTTGTAAAAGAATGTGTTCGTATGGGAAGCCGTCTAAACACCATGTCAGACATTTGTGACACGGAAGATGTTTACAATGTTTACTACGAACAGCAGAAAGCACAGCGTGACCTTACAATGATGAAAAGACATCTTGATAAAGTCAAGGAAGACCTACAGAAGGCTTTGGCAGAACGAAATATAACGTTCAACGAGAAGTGGGACATCAAGACACTGACCCATTTCCTTATCAAAGGCACAGAAAATTCAAACCAATAAAATAGAGAACTATGTTAGAAGGAGTTGACAAAGCAACATTGGAAGAGTGGGCAAAGGAGTGCAAGAAGAAGTTCTACAAGAAATTTGTTGAAACCCTCCAGAAGCCTATGCTCGGAGAAATCGGCACAAATGCACAGATGATAGAGGAACTGAAAAGCCTCAACTATCAGTATTTGGACGAGATGAGCGACTACGCCGACGAGCCTATTGATGACATCGACGGTGGATTCATCAGGCATTTCGAGAACGCCGAGAAGGAAGGCAAGAATGTTATCCTTGAAGCACAGGAATGTCTTAGCTTTCTTGGAATAGCGGAGGATATACTTACCTCGGAGCATTATGTCGATAAGGACGGTAAGATTTGCGACGAGTACGGCAACCGCCTGTCCTCGGATATGGAGCACCGAGCCTTCGAGGTAATACCAGGCGGCAAGCAATAGCCCCGATTAGCCAAACCAAGGAGCTTCGGCTCCTGCGATTAATAACCAAGCCCTACGCATCACGGTTAAGCGAATGATATGAAAAGAAACGATATAGTAGTTTTGGAAAATCTTCAGCAAGAAGATTGAGTTTAACAACCTCACCGATATTCTTAACTATATGTCAGAGAGAGGATGGCAATTCGTTACCGCATTATCCTATGATAAATGCATACATTACCTCCTAAAGAAGGACGTTTCCTCACCGGAAGAAGCAAAGCAAGGTCTTCGATTCAGTACGGATGAATAATAACCCAATAGCCGCTTATCACTTAACAGATAGGCGGCTATTTTATTAAAAGTCACCACTAAAAACACACAGAAAAACGCTCTTTTTCCTTAAAAATGGTTAATGTAAATATTTGATACTTTAATGAATGGCACGAATTCCTGTTTTTACTTCAATCGAAACATCTAGCCAAATCAGCACTTTCGAGAGTTTTGTTTTTACTTTTTACTTGAATGATTTAATCTTTTGACTCGAATCGGTATTTTTGGATGGCAAGAAAAATATTCGTATCTTTGCATCGACGATTTGATACGCAATCAGCACGTTGGTATTATTAGCAAAGAAATTTAGTAGGTGTCCGAAAGGAACTGAATTAAAATATGGATTTCATTAAGTGGTGCTGCACTTTTTGGAATCCTTTTATTTTTTAACTATGCAGAGAAAAAGCTTGCACATATTAGTTGATTTGGTAAAGCGATACGCTTGCGGTTACTCCAAGGTAGAAAGGAGTAAGCGTATGACCGTATTATGCTTTGCTATCTGGTGCAAGATGCAGCATAGCAATTCCGTAATATTTGATATGGGCACGCGTGATTTGATGCGAGCACTTCATATCGGACACACGAAAGCACAAATGATACTCCAAGCCATCAAGTCTTCCGAATTGTTCTCAGTCCAGGAAGGCGGTCGCTTCATAGTAAACTCTTTCAAGGACAATACTATAAAGCGAAACAAGAAGGGAAGAGTATTCAAGGGTGCAAATGTGTTTACCTTAGAAGTAAGCAAAGAAATTACGCTGAAAGAAATATACAACAGACTCAACGAGTTACTTTTCCTGCATCAGATAGGAAGTATGGAAGCGAACAGCTCACACGTAAGTGCAAACAACCGCTCGTGTCGCTACTCACATATTCCTTTCTCTCAGCTGGAGAGTGCAGTGGGTATGTCTCACGGTTCAATCAGCGGAATAAAGAAACGCCTCAAAGGAAAGAATGAGATTTCCTCTACATTTGCAGAGCTGCACATGGCAGACAGCAGATGTGAGGATCAGGTAAAAAGACTTCTGACAGAGTTCGGAAGAAAGAATCCATCTTTCGTGAGAGGCAATAATGTGTACGTCTGCATTCCTTGCTCGTATGCCATCACAGACAGAAATGCAAAGGCAAACTGCGGAAGACACATCATCTACGGTTATGCCGGCAGAAAAGCCAGCAAGAAAGGAGAAACGAAGCAGGGTCGAGGACTTTACGGTCCGATACAAAGTTTGGGCAATTTGCCCGATTAAATGGTAGTGTTTCCGTTTTTGACGGTTTCACACTATAAGTAAGTGCTATTATATATCGTATTGTTTAATCCCTCTTATACACTACGTGCGTGAGAGAAAAAAAAGAAAAAGATTATGAAGAATGAAACAAAACTCAAAAAGTTGGTAGCGTGGTTGGATGAGAATAATTTCAGTCATCACGTTCCCCGCTCTCTTGGGAGAGGCGTGAAAGGTAGTCCGAATCTCATCATAACTCCTTTTGGGGAGTATAAAATCAACGTAAAGATTGAGGGAGAGGACGACAGTTTATTCTACGACCGCCACAAGCGTAAGAACCCTGTCTTCATAAGAGACTCTGAGACTCCAAAGTTTGTGCTTGAAAAGGTGCAGAACGTCATCATCGAGCTGATGAAGAAGGAGAACGCTTTTACTCAGCTTACTCCTGAAGAGAGAAGAAAGGTGGAGAAGAAGCGAGAGAAGAACAGAAAGAAGAATCTCCGCAGAAGACAGAAGTACAATGCCGCCAACAACGGTATTTAATGATTTGAGATTTAAAATATTTAGATATGAGTAATATGACTTTGACAAAGACAAGTAACCCATCGGATATCGAGCGTTACTTCCGTGGTATTTTGGAGTTAGAAAAGCAGAATAAGGAGTTTTCTGTGAATCTTGACGATGTGTGGCAACTTTGTTATGCCGAAAAGGGCAAAGCTGTACGTGCGTTAAGGTCTAACTTCATTGAGAATGTGGACTTTATAGTTATTGCCAAAAATGGCAAAAACCCTGACGGAGGAAGGCCAACAGACGATTACTACCTCACTTCCGCTTGCTTGGAGTATTTCGTTGCTCGCAAGGTTCGCCCAGTGTTTGAGGTTTATCGTAGAGTGTTCCATAAGGTTGCCTCTGGGGAGATGACAGAGATAGAGAAGACTCAACAGAAAATTATTTATGCCAACTGGGTTGTTGGGTTTCTTAATCTCAATGAGGCAAGTAAACTGAGAATTGCGCAAGAGATAGGAAAAGACACAGGTATGGTCGGTTTACTTCCACAGGGTATTAATGCCGGCACAGACGCACCTACGCTCCACGCTGCGAAAGACCTTCTTAAGGAAAACGGCATTCCTTTCACTCCTGTTGCGTTCAACAGAATTCTTATGGCTAAGGGTGTTATCCATGAAGCTACACGTCCTAGCAGAGATAAGAACAAGCCATGGAAGTGGAAGGTGCTCAACAAGGGCTTCGAGTGCTTCGGTCAGAATATCCAGGATCCGAAGTTTCAGTCTCAGACCCAGATTAAGTGGTACGACAACAGATTCTGTGATCTGCTGAAATATGTCGGCATTGAGAAACCTCAGATGCTCGGGTTCTAAAAGGTGGAAAAATCCCATATTTTGAATATAAATAAAAATCTAAATACGTAAAATCTGCGTATTTACTTAAAAGATTAAGTATATGAAAGAAATATTAAAAATGATTTTCGACCGCATCGACATTTTTGTCGTTTGCATTGTCTTCGGGTGTTGCCTCACAATAGCGGAGGTATTCATAGGAACCTGGGGAGGATTTGCTCATTGCTTTATAATGACTTTTCTCATTACCGAAGTCTGCTACACCCTTCGCTGCAACGAGAAGCTGAAGAAGGAGCTGACTGAAACCAACCGGAAGCTGAAGTATGCGGAGTGTGAACTGGAATCAGCCCATCTAGAGATCACCAAAAATAGCAAGGTCGCAAACTTCTATACACTACTGATGAAGCTGTGGCGGGAAAGATGGAAATGCGAACGCGCCAAGGTCAATTACTGCAAGCGCAAGATAACATCGAGACAACTTGTTGATGCGATGAATCATGAAGAGAAGGAGGAATCTGAGATTTCCGATAAAATCTCTGAGCTTACCAAGGAACTTGACGAATTGTACGCTAAAAAATAGCAGTTTTCTTGCGTATGTCGGAAAAAGTTCGTATATTTGCACTACCACATTCAAATAGCACTCTTCCGCCCGGCGTTCGGACTCACTCCCGGCGCCGGTCATCTCTTTTAGGATTTTGAATTATTCGTCATAAGCAATTATTAGGTTATAGGTTTACCCCACGTCATTTGCAGATGGCGTGGGGATTTTCCTTGTTAACCGTTCAGATAGTCGATGACTTTTCGGTTCGCCTCGTCTATGGCCTTTTTGTCGTACTTGACATATACTGCGGTTACAGTATTGTCCCATACAGAGTGACCCAGTGCTCGACCGATTGTTTCGAGTGAAATACCTATCTCTGATGCAAACGTCGCCCAGCTATGCCTGTTGTAGTACGAAGACATCTTGCTGTCAATAGGATGAGGCGATGACTTTCTCATATCCTTAGGATCCCTCGGACCAATCCTTCTCAGCGTACGGTTCATATTGTTCGTGAAGTGGTCCACGTCGAAAGTTCCTGCATCTTCGAAGAACCTGAGCAGGTACTGCGGCTTTCTGCTGCGGTATCTGCTTATTATCTCCATAGCCTCTGGCTCCACCTTGATGTCGTACAATCTACCTGTCTTGTTCCGGTAGTAGCTTATCCTACCATTGCGGAAATCCTCCTTCTTTAGCGTCAGGAGGTCCGAAACATTGATACCTATGAGGTAGAACCCCAACATGAAGAAATCGCGGTACAGAGCCTGCTTGCCGTGTAATTTGGCATCCCTAAGTTCTCTCATCTGCTCCAGTGAGAGACAGCGCTTCCTTGTTTCCTCCTTTTTGAGCCTGATATAGTGGAACGGAAAGTTCTGAGTCTTGCCATCATCGATGGCCTTCTTGAAGACAGCCTTGATGTGGGTGATGTCATTCGAGATGCCGTTGGTCTTCCTTCCCTTATCCATCTCATGCCTGATGAACCCTTCAATCCAGTCCTTGGTTATGGTGTTGAAGCTGCACTTGTTGTCGTATGCCTCTACGCATCGGTAGGTTCTCTCATAGCTTCTTCTGGTATTCGTCTTCTCTCTTGTCTCAGCGAATGCCTTCATGAAACTGAGGAACGGAGACTTGTCTTCTTTCTTTGCTCCCGTACAGATCTCCTTCAGATGTTCCTTCATCATATCCGGCGACTCGTCATGATGGTCAAGGATATAGCTCTCACACTTGGCATACAGCTCCGCAAGTCTTCTGGTCTTCGCTTTTGCTGACTTGTCAGACTTCGGGAACATCATGCCACTGAACTTCTCAGTTGTCTGCAACCCGGTGTAGACGTAGAACCTCTTCGTCATGTGGGTTACTGAGAAAAATACCTTGTTTGTCTTTGACTCTACATATACCTTCATAGCGATGATTTCTTTTGTAATCCTTCAATCTACATGCAAGCCACACTTGCATATTACTTGCAAAAAGTAACCTCAGATTACCTTAAATTACCTTTTTGTGGCATTTTTATGTAAAATAAAAGGATTGTTATTTTACTACTATTGCTGATATACAGAGACTTACAGACTTAGAATGCCCAATTCGTTACTGTAATCATTCCTTATTTCTAAATATCTTTTATCTGATTTTATCTTAATTTGGGTGCAAAGTTACGAAAAATTATTTGTATATCAATGTTTTATTGGCAAAAGTTACTAATTTTTAGTTAAAAAAGGGGCTCTTCTTTGTTATTTTGCAGAAATGTCTTACTTTTGTAGGCTGAATTGGCACCAAGAGGGGCTGATCAAGACACAAGATAGCAACAAAACAAGAAATGAAACAACAGAATAATAAAGGCAATTTCAGTAAGCACAGCAACAATGCTTACGGCGATGGCAACCCCAACGAAGACGACCACTACAAGGTGGAAAAGCCAGCACAGCT